TACCTGGACCAGATTCTGGCTACATCTTCGCATGGCTACCACAGCAGCAGTAGGACTGGACACTACCCATGCCTTTGCCTCTGGTACTGGTTTCTATGTGATGCACAACGGAGTCCTTCGAGGTGAGAAGGCTGACAGTTATCCTTGTGACAGTATGCTGATACCTGATATGATCCGCGACCTAGGCATCAATGCAACAGCACAGTATCTCATTGCCAAACAGGGTTACGCCAATTGTTTCCTTGTCAGCCCTGAGACTGGCATCTGGACGATGACACGATCAACCACCGGCACACTATATACGGACTACAAAGGCAACTACTCGTCTAATCCAACGGCCCGATGTGTGGTGCCAGTACCAGCCTATTCGGTTGAGCACCACGCTGAGCCAGTGCAATTCCTTGAGCCAGGATATGGCAGCTACCTGTCCCCTGCCGAGACGAGCGGAGTTCCTTACACAGAGAGTACCACTAAAGCCTTCTCCCATAAAACCGATGCCTGGGATGAGGTGGATGCCTCAAGGTTTGATGCCTTCGCCTCCAAGTATGATCCAGCAGAGGATGATGAGGAAGAAATCAAAGACAAATATGTGGGGTAATGTATGACCTGGGATGACTTAACAGAGGATAATGCAGCAGGCTTACTCTATACAATTTGGGGAGAGTATCGCCTTATCTACACAAAGGAAGGAAAATTTGGAGCTATACCTTTCCCTCAATGTAAATGCGGAGGGCTTTCGTTAAGAGACTTCGCTGAATTTAAGGATGATATGAATTATCTTATGAACGGCTGTATCATTGGCTATGTAACTGAACTTAACTGGATTCTACCTATACCACAGGAGGAAACACATGAAGTCCCCTTTTAAGGATGACATCTTAACATTTGACGGCAAGGAATTCTTTCAACTATGGCCACAGTTTCAATTCGTGGCTCCCTCTTTGGACGAACTGCTTGATAATATTAACCTAAATAACCCGCCGATTGTATGGTGGCTTGGCGACAATGAACAACCTAAGTACCGACTATGCCCGATGACTCACGGCTGGCTTAAGGCTTGACACACAACAGGAGATATGATACTATGGACAATGTGATTAAGGTTGACTTCAACCGAAAACCTTCGCCGATCGAGAGAATCGACAAGGCAATCAGCAACTTAAACAGGGATATGAAACGATGGGAACACACTATCGATCTACAGCTAGACGAGCTACTCCGTTATGGTAGGCCAAGCTCTCCTGTGTGGGGTGGCTTTGATGGCGAAATTAAGTATACCCCACCACAATTTCGAGGCTATGGAGACGACGGCGAGCCAAGGTTCGAGTGACCTAATGATCGTCGCGGCAATCGAGAGCAACTTCAACACCTCCGCAGTATCATCTGCCGGTGCGATGGGAACGATGCAGATCATGCCTAAGACGTTCAAATATATCCGCAGCCTATGCCCCAACAGCGTGACACCTGGCTCCAACCCCTTCAACGCCAACGACTCGGCAATTGCAGGGCAGTGCTACTTGTCTTATCTTTTACGCAAGGCTGCCGGTGATTACCCAGCGGCACTAGCAGGTTACAATGCGGGACCGTGGGCCATCAAACGATACAAGCAGTTAGGATCTCTCCCACATGAGACAGCGAATTATGTCCTGAAATATCTAAGACTTAAGCAGCAGGTTCCAGAATGCGGAAAGTGAAACTACTATACACATACACCACCATGCTCCATGGCCAGGAGGTCACAGTGAAACGCTACGATTACGTCCACCCCGACAAGGAGGATGAGCCACCCGAACACTACGGTGAGATACCCAAGCGCAGGAAACGACGCCGAAAAATTTTCGACACCTATGATGCTTTGACTAACCCAGAACTACTATTAGAAGAGGATGAATATGCCCAAGAAGAAACTGACTAGCTCAGAGAAACGTACCTTAGCCCAACTACGAAAGGGTAAGATTGCCCTTCGACTAGACCAAGAACACTCAGCTAAGCTGGCATTCATTGCTAGGTACTTCGCTGGACACGTTGAAGGTAAGACTACAACCTATAAGGACGCTGCCAACGTAGCCATTGCCGCTATGTATGAGACTGTCCGAAGGCAGATGGAAGCTGAGGCCCAGAAACCAGCCGAGAATACGGAGTTCGTAGCAGAGGAGGCAAGCACTGATGAGTAAACCAGAAGTCGTATATAATAATCGGTATAACACCGAGACAATAGAAAGACTACCAGTGCCCGGTGGTTATTTATATAAGTGGTTTATGTGTAATATAATGGAAGAAAATGGGAAACTAGCAATAGCATTTGTTCCTGTTAATGGGGAGAGCACTGATGAGTAGAGGTGGCAAAAAGTTTGACACAGGTAAGGCAGATCTGTCCATGGTTCCCCTCCCAGCTCTTGAGGCAGAGGCTAAGGCATTCATGCTTGGAGAAGAAAAGTATGGACGGTACAATTACCTGGAAGGTATGAGTGCGGTGAGACTATTGGCCGCTGCCCAACGGCACCTCAGTCAGTGGCTCTGGGAGAAGGATGACGATGATGAGTCGGGAGTTAGTCACCTCGGCCATGCCAGGGCTTGTCTCGGGATGGTGCTGCATCTGGAGTCCGAGGGCACACTGATTGATGACAGGTACAAACGAGAAATAACGGATGTTATGCATCCCCAGTATAATGTAGACGAGAGGAACGGATATGTCGAGGTTATTGACGGTGTTGATATCTGCCCTGACACTGGTGCAGTGCGGGGTAACTACTCAGCAAAATAGACAAGTTCCTGACGAGATCCTAACCTATACACCCATCGCCCCAACAACTGATACTGATAGCTGCGAGGTAGAATATATCCCTTGCAGTGTGGAGCTGAGTGTGGTACGATGTATAAGGAAGGACGCAGAGTATGATGTCCTCGGAGTGTGCGATGCTGAAGTGGAGGTACTGTATACAGTGTTCGAGAAAGGAGGATGCAAATGAATGGATGGGAGGTAGTTAAGGAGAGAAGTGGCAACTGCAATATCGTCGTCTTCGATGGTAAGAGGGGTATTAGATTCTGCCAGGCATTAGACTCGAATGCTCATAGAGTGACTATCATGCACTCTATAGGATATGACACTTACTGGGCTAGGCGATTTGTTACCCCTATGGGGAACTGTACTATATATATAGACGATGATGATATTGATCCAGCAAGAGTACAACTTTTACTAAAGTTTATCCTACACCCAGAGAACTATACAATTATCGAACAGGACAAGTGGTTCAAGATACAAAACAAGATTGCTAACCTATCATATGTAAGGATACCAAATGACTGTGAATTTACGGAGCCTCTTACTCCAAGGGCACTCGAAGCTATCGGCGGAGAGGTTAGAATTAGAAAGGACGGAGAAACTGGGGAGATTCCGTGGAGGGAACACGGGAGTAGTTACTTCTACAGGACATATAGTTGGATGCTGCCCTAGGGAAGCACTGCTGAGGTACTATGGGATCTCATCTCCTAACCCACTGATGACTCAGCTAATGTTCGAGGCTGGCGAAACCAACGAGGACTCCTTGGAACGTGTGCTCCGAGCCAGTTGGGGTGACAACATCATGACTCAAGAAGAGTGTGCCATTAAGTGGGAGGTATCCCATGGCGATGTGTCAGTGCCTGTTACCGGACGACCTGATATTGTATTAGCTGATGAGAACGGAGTACCTATCCACGGCACCGAACAGAAACTAACATGCTCCTATTGGTCAGCCCGAGACACTGGACCCTTCTCCAAACGTGCTCCCAAGATGGCACACTTGGCCCAGGCAGCTCACTATATGTGGAAGCTAGGGGAAGCACACGGCAAGGAGTATATCCCATGGGACTTGCAGTATACCAGCCGCATGAACTGGGTGACGTTCGGCTACAAGGACTACCCCGAGGAACACCCAGCCGTGACACGAAAGGCAGATGGCAAACCATACAGATTGACCCCATACTATTCGATCTATAATCTCAAGATGATCGGCGGCGTACTGTACTTCAAGCATGAGAACGACAGGGACTGGACAAGGACCAAGATATCAACACAAGGCATCGAGGATTTCTACACATTACTGGCTGAATGTATTGCCACTGAGACCCTGCCGCCACGGATGACAGAGCTGACAGTGACTGGGGAGATCAAAGACTTCCAGTACCAGCCGCAGTACAACCCATTCGCTGAGTTGCATGATGCAGTGGACAGGGGGGAACTAGACTTCCGGGGATTTATTGAAGGAGCTAAGGCAATTGAGGATGGAGGAATTTAAGAATGATAACCGACTACAGAAAAGAGATTGCAGAGCTAAAGGATAAGATTGAGGACTTGGAAAAGCGCATCGCTGAGCCAGAGCCGTTTGAGAAGTGGGTGCCGGAGTTAGGGAAGGACTACTATTATGTAGGGTGTGAAGGATGTATTAATTCTTATACGTATTGTGACGATCCCTACGACAAAAAAATGTCGGATATTAACAACTGCTTCCCTACCCGCGAGGCCGCCGAAGCATACCGCGACTTCATGAAGCTGGCGGGTAGGTTGTATCAGATGAGTGGTGGGGAGTATGAATGCGTCTATCCTAACGTAAACTCAATAGGTTTACATTTTTGTTTTAGGGGTTGGATGGACAGAAATGCCGCCTACGATATACTCAAAAAAGAGGGGTTGGTGGAATGATTGATCTTTTACTTGATGCTATAGAATTTAATAGTTGACAAATAGATACACAGATGGTATAATCAAATCGTAATTTGGATAGGAGGTTTATTGTGAGTGTTTTAGCTAGATTAAAGAGTTCAGTTGCCAAGCGGGGTGTGTTCGGTGTGGTTGCCGGAACGAGATTGAGTGGCAAGTCAACAGTTGCAGGTACATTACCAGGCAACACATTGTTATTGCAGGCAAAGCTAATTGAGACTGGCAGCAGGTCAGCACAGAAGCTTGCCGATAAGCTAGGGAATTCCCTGGACATCGCGGAGTTCTCTACCCTTAAGGATCTCTATGATGTGATCGAGGAACTGGGTGAGGATACCCATTACAAGAACATATACATTGACGGTATGTCTGCCATCACGGAGCTGAAGCATGATGAGCCAGAGATGAGAAAGATGATGAAGAAGAATGTATGGGATGCCTACCGTGAGATCGGAACCTCTGCTGCCACTATCCTATATGCAGCGAAGGGTTTGTCTGAGGAAACAGGCAAGAACGTATTCTTCACCTTAGCCCTGAAGGAGAAGTATGACAGCATGGGCAACCTAGTTAACCTAGACCCTGACATCAAAGGCAACATGACACTCGGCTCAATCAAGAAGATCTGCCCTGTTGTGGTGTGCCTTCGAGCTACCCTGGACGAGGACGGCAACACTGTGCGAGAGGTATTAACCGCAAGTGAAGGACCATTCTCGGCCCGAGTGGATGAGTTGATTGATGACGAGAACCCCGGAGTTTTGCCTGCTGACTTAGGCAAAGTCCTAAACCTACTCAACGGAGGATCGAATGAGTAATGCATGGAACACATTGGCAGGTAAACTAGCTGCCGACAGCGACAACTTTAACACCCCAGTCAGTGGCGGCGCATACATGGGGATTGGCGAACACAGTGACGTATTCATCGAAGGCGTAGAGCGTGACGTGTCGCAGAAAGGCAACCCCTACATCAAGGTGATCTGGTCGGACGACGAGGGACGTAACCACAACGACTTCGTGATGCTGTATGGCAAGACCAAAGAAGGTGGCCAAGGATTTCACTTCGCTATTCGCCGGCTGTTCAGCGGATTGATTGCAGATGAGACCTTACGCTTAGCCTACTTCAACAAGCTAGTCAACGACCCAAGCGGTGAAGGCTTCGACTCCCTCCGAGGATTGCGAGCATCACTTAAGATCGGCCAAGGTCGCAGTGGCTACACCGTCAAGGAAACACCGACCGGTGGCTACGTGATCTATGATGTCGAGGACAAAGAGAATGTGGTTGAGGATGTGTATGAGACCTACACCGATGCAGTGGATGCTGCCAAGGAGATGGGCCTGAAGCGAGCCTATCCAGAAGTGAAGGCCATCAAGTTACCAAGCGAGGAGTATGTAAATGCAAACGAGGCCGCCGCTAGTTCTTTTGTCGAGGCAGGTAGTGCCGGTGCCAAAGGTGGAAACGTATCCAAACCCCACAATCTTACCCGTAGTTCTATCTAAGCTAGGACCAGGGCCGGTTGCCTTCGACCTGGAGACATCTGGCCTGGACCCATTAGCACCCGACGCAAGGATTCGCTCGATCGGTTTGGCCACGGAACGGCTGAGCTGTGCTATTGATCTTGAGGGGGCTGGGGATAATACCCTAGCTGTCCTCGGGCAATTCCTATCTAGCCGTCCAACGATCGCTCACAACTGGACGTTCGACAGTGGCTGGATTAAGCAGGTCACTGGGTATATGCCCAAGTATGGGATGTGTACCTATGCCGCCTACAAGCTGCTGGCTAACGAGGGTAACCTTGGACAGGTATGGAACCTTAAGGATGCCATGACCAGGCTGCTAGGATGGCCCAACAGTAACGAGAAAGAGCTGTACGACTGGCTCAAGGCAAACAAGCTAAGTAAGGGTGACATGCACCTCGCACCATGGGATGTCCTGGGTGAGTACTGTGCCCTGGATACTGCCGCAACATGGCAGCTACATAGGTACTTCGACAAGGAGCTGGACAACTGGCCTCACCTCCGCTCATATATCAACGGCGAGGTGGCCACGATCTCACAGCTTGTAGTCGAGCAACAACTCCGAGGCATGAGCATCGACATAGAATACCTGGAGGGATATGGTAGGGAGTTGGACGAGGAATGTCTCGCACTGAAGGCTAAGTTCTTTGAGCTGCCCGGTGTACTAGAGGCAGTCGATGCATTCAATTGTAGGGTGGCTGAGAAGATAGCCTCCAAGGAACCGAAGAGATTCAAGAAGGATAGCACGGAGACAGTAGCCTACATGAAGTGGGTGATCAAGTGTGCAGAGGCAGAGCATGTAAATCATTTCAACATAGATTCAACCCAGCAGTTGCAGTGGTTGTTCTTCGAGAGGCTTGGCATCACACCAAAACGATACACACCGAAGGGAGCACCAGCAGTGGATAAGAAATCTTTGCCCTACCTGGGAGCGCCGGGTAGGCTACTGAGTAAATACCGTAAGCTGAGGGATGAGAGGAAGTTCGTGACAGCAACACTTAACGTACAGATGGACGGGGTACTGCATCCGATGCTGAAGGTTCCCGCAACAATAACCGGCAGGCTTGGAGGGGGTAGCAATGACTAACCTACTTCCCTGCGCTTGCGGGAGCGAGCCTAAACTTTTTAACCGTAACAGCCTAAACGTACACTATAGATGCCCTGAATGTAAACTAACACCTTGCACTTATCACATCAAGGAAGAGTTTGCTAGGCAAGCCTGGAACCACGCCATGGAGCCAGTTGAGGATATGCGTAAGGTTGTTGAGGCGGCGGTAGAATATCGCAGGCGGTATCTTAAGTTTGGCGCTAAAGCCTCAATGATTGATTTAGTTAAGGCCCTCGCAGCTATGGAGGCAAGCAATGCTGAGTGACGAGGAACTAGACAAAATTCAGTCGAATTATGATGAGGGCTACTACGATAAACTTGCTATGTGGGCTGAGATTAGCCGCAAAGACACAACCAAGCTACTCATGGAAGTCAGGCGCCTACGCTCAAGGCTAGAGGCGGCGGATCGGTTGGCTGATGCATCGATGGAAATAGCATCCTGCCCGTATATATTAGAAGAGGCATCAATACCAAAGGCAGGTATTCAAGCAAACCCAGACCAAGTTGTCGGGATGATAAGTTGTGCCATGGTCAGACTAGATAAATTAGAAAAGTCAATCGAAGCATACCACAAGGCGAAGGAGGGGAGTGATGGAAATTGAAGACGTCTATGACAACTTGAGCGACAAGCCACAAGACTTTTTTGAACGTGTTGAAAAGGCGGGAGGATGGCCTATTGGGTATAAGTATGCATCTTTTTATCACTCCGTTAGTAACAATGGGCGCGATGTAATGTTCGGTAACGAAAGGTTACGAGAGCCTTATTGGACCACACGCTACGATGCCGATGATTACTACTGGTGGAAAATTTCAGGAGCTAAAAAAGCTGTTATTGCCAGCAAGATAAGACGGCAGTTTGCAGATGAGATGCGTCAAAGGAGTGATGAGGGGAGTGATGAGTAAATTCCTCCATCGACTTTCCTTGTGGGTAGAGATTGTTTCTGCCTTTGACGAGAAGGGTATACCTCTGTCATATATAGACAGCCATTTCATATGGAACAAAACTAAGGATCTATGCGGGGATTGGCAGTAGTGGGTAACTGCGATGGGTTTGATTCCAGCGTCCCTCAAACTTTTGGATAGGAGCAGTACATGGACGAGCACAGAGCAGAGGCAATAGCCTACATAGCCGTCTTTACTTTCTTAACCATTGCAGTGCTGGCTTGGTCTAGGTGTGCAGGTAGGTCCATATGCTTAGATCATTGCAAGGATAACGTGGAATGTATCGCTGCTTGTATTGGCGATGAGTAACTTACGACCGTAGCGCAGGCTGGGTAGCGTCGAGCAATCGGCTGCGTAGCCCTGGTAAGCGCACAGGACGCACTACAGGTTGTGTGGTCGGTTGCATGACGATGCAAGCCCCGTCGCTTGGGGCAACGGTCACCCTAATAGGAGATGAATGATGGGCAAGATAAAAGACCAGTATGAGAAATGGCAGCGTGAGATGTGGGAGGATGAGATTCACTTTGAGGCTGCCCCCATCTACACTATCAACCTCCCTGAGGGAGTCTACATCAGCACACCCGAAGAGGCCGAAGAAGAGATTCGCAAACTCGATGAGGCGATACTCCGTAACATCGAACAGATGGGTGAGACCCGTTGGAACCTTCCCCTTACTTGTGAGCATGAGTGGGTAAGCGCTGGGTTCAGCACTAGTACATATTTCTGCAAACACTGTGACGTGGATAAGCCATGAGTAAGATCAACATACAAAACTTACCATCCTCCCCTAGGTTCATGCGAGCCTTTGTTGCGAGACCGAACCACAAGATTGTATACACAGACTTCGACGCCTTGGAGTTTAAGGTGGCAGCACACCTCACCCAGGACAAGAGCCTGATGTCCCTGTACGGACCGAATGCTAAACCTAATGATGCTCACCTGTTCAATGCAGCTAACATGAGATTGTTTGCCGACGAGATCCAGAAGTACTATAACCCCTTGGACCCCACACCTGAGGGCATCAGGCTGGCCAAGGAGAACTGTCACACCGTTCGACAGATCGTCAAGATGGCGGGATATGCAATGAGCTACGGGGCACAACCGCCCAAGATATACGACGAGCTACGGACAGCAGGATACGATGTCACACTCCGGGACGCTCACCAGATATTTGATGACTACTGGAACACCTACTCTGGTATCGTGCGGTTCACTCAGAAGCTCCAGCAGATGTGGCAAGACAATGGCAGGTGGGTTTACAACGGTAGGGGGAGACCGCTGTGTGTACCAGGGAAGTATAAAAAAGACCTGTATAATCGGGTAGTTCAGGCTACCGGCCATGACTGCTTGATGAGGTATGTGGAGATTCTCGACCAAAGGTTAACGGGTTTAGAGGCGTACCCATGGGACGTGGACAAGCATGATGCAACCGCCTGGGAGGTTCATGAGGACCAAGCCGAAGAGGTTAAGGAGATGATGCAGGGGGTGTACCCGGCACTCAACAGCGAACTACAGTGGACAGTTGACATCACAGGTGACGTTAAGATAGCCGATAACCTAGGGGAGCTAGTAGGATGATAGCGAAGTTTAACCAGGAGATTGACATTGATTCTATATGAGATCCGAGCCACCAAACGCCGTGTATCCTACCCGATACGCCTCGTCACCAAGGACGCCCTCGCCGATGCACAGGGTTTCCGCAGTGTGTACGGCTACGATACCGAGGTTGCCGACATGGTATTAAGCACCAATAGCACCCGAGGTTTGATGGGTATGTCCATGTTCTCCGACGAGCTACTGATCGACATTGACGATGATTGGTCAGGTGCCGAAGCCTTTGCCGAAGAGATAGGCAACTACTCCTACAGTATGTATGACACCGGGGGCAGATCCATTCACTTCCACATCCCCATCGACCCCATGTACGGTGCCCATGTGCCAGCCGTCCAGAAACAGTGGGCTCAGGAGTACTGCCCCTGTGCCGACATGTCTATCTACCGCACCTCTGGTGTGTACCGATTGCCTGGAACCTACCACGAAAAGAACCCCGGCAAGTTCAAGGAGTTGATTGAGGTCAACGAAGGCGAGACCCTGACAGTATCATTGCCGCAGGGTATTGACTCGCTCAACAACATCGTCGCTGGTATCGCCGAGGACATCGACGAGGAAACAGAAAAGGATAAACTGAACCACCTATTGCTTATGCCTGCTAGGGAAGGTGGGCGTAACAACCACTTATATCGTATTGTAGCTAAATGTGCCACGCTTGGTTTTGAGTTTGGCCGAACCATGGAGATCGCATCCGTATGGAATCAGATGATGTCAAGCCCACCACAGCCGGAGACAGCAGTGGAAGCGACAGTGAAATCAGCCTACCTGAGATAAGGTGGCCGAAAGGAAAAGACAACCTAGAGCTGCGCCGACGCATAGGTAAGGACCTACCCAAGATCTTGAGGGGTAGGATGCTGGCCGTGGACCCAGGTAGTAAGACCGCAGGGTGGGCGCTGTTCGAGAAGGGTGTGCTCGTGGACAGCGGGCAGTTTAAAGCGAGTAGCAGCATGCCTATCCATCGAAGGTTGCAGGTACTCTACGACAAGTTCACGGAACACCAAGCCCCAGACGTGATCTCGATCGAAAGGCTGAGAGGTTCTATGAGCCACGCCTATCTCTTCTGGGCAGTAGGCATTGCAGTGACTGCGGTGAGAGCGCCCATTATGCTTGAGGTTCCTATCAACGTGTGGAAGGCTACGGTGCCTAAAGACTATGTAAAGACAGACCAGGCAGATGCAGAGTCTATCGGTGAAGCCGTGGTGATGATCGCTAGAGAGATTGAGTTAGAAAAGAAAAACGAAAAGAAACATAAGAGGTACTAATGAGTTACAAAGATCCATTCCATATACCAGCGAAAAGGCTAGTCGTTGAACACAACGGCGAAGAGGTGATGTTACTAAACAAACAATTACTAGACCAGCAGAACGCTTGGGAGAATCTTGAATTAATTAAGAAGCTGCACAATATCAGGTTGAACGTAGAAGATCTACTAGGTGATACTTCTGGAGCTAATAAAAAGCTACTGCTGAATACATGGACAACAGTTCAGTTTGCTTTACAACGTGCTTGGGGATTTCCCGAGGATAAAAACTACCACCGCTTCTGGGACATACCCTCATGTGATTGCCCTGAGATGGACAATGACGATCGCTATCCTACAGGCTACTATGTAGTTAGTGGTAAGTGTGACTTACATGGGAGCTAGTCTAGGCTGGCTCGGAGGTATATTACTCGCCCTATGTGCTTTGCCCCAGGCAGTTGCCAGCTATAAGCAAGGGCACTCAGCAGGTATCTCCATTACGTTCCTGTTCATGTGGGGGTTGGGCGAGCTACTTGTCCTCTTATATGTGTGGCCGTCCCAGGACTGGCCCTTGATTGTTAACTATGCAGTGAACCTAGTGCTCATTGCGATCATAGCGAGGTATCGACTGTGGCCAAGATCATAATATTATTATCCCTGCTAACAGGCTGCGGCACAGCATCGGGTTGGATTTGGCCTACTACCCCCCTCGCCCGTGGAGACTTCGATCCTTTGTTGCAACCCTACATCCAAGAGTTCATCGACAAGTGTGGCAAGACATACGGGGCAGATATCAGTGCTCTGAGTACTCTGGAGTCGGCCAAGTTTGTTAAGGAGATCAAGGGGTTCCCGGACTACACAATTGGTGTGTGTCGTTGGAGAGGCATGCTTACTTACATTGAGGTTGCTGACAGCTATATGCATGATCCCCGGCTGAGGGAGTTAGTATTCCACGAACTAGGCCACTGCATTCTAGACCTAGGACACACTCCCAATATTGAGGGAGGTATCATGACCCCTAATATGAGACACCAGGCGTTTAGTCCTGTGCAGTGGGAAACTGAAGTACATAAATTCTGCACCCTAAGACCAGAGGATACATCATATGATTACTGATTCAGTACTTGAAGGCTACACTCTGCGACCAGGACAAGAGTATGCCCTTGGCGAGCTAGAGACATATTGGAATGATGCTGAGGTGTTTGCTATCCAGGCCCCGACAGGTGCTGGCAAGTCCCTCCTGGCTCGTACCCTTGCATCCTGGCGCGAGAAGCACGACGAGCAGACAGCCATCATCACACCTCAGGTGCAGCTTCAGGACCAGTACGCCGATGAGTTCCCCGATCTGCCAGTGGTCAAGGGCAAGCACCGGCACGAATGCTCCCACAAGGAGATCTCAACCTGTGACGTACACGACGAACTGCTTGGTCGCTACTGCATTGGTTGCCCATACGAGGCATCGAAGCGAGCAGCCAGGTCAGCGCCGACAGCGATCTACAACTTCTACACCTACCTCCTGCACGAGGGGCAACGTGAGACCCTGATCGTGGACGAGGCTCATAACCTAATCGACTGCATCGCAGAGTTCAGCAGCCTTAAGCTGTGGCACCACAAAGACCCAGCCTTAGCCAACATTGAAACCTCGGGCGACCTGCTCGTGTGGTTGGAGAGGGAAGTCAACGGTATGGCAGGCGAGATCATGCAGCGACGGACCACCAAGAGCAACCTACAAGAGCTGCTCAAGATGGGCCAAGACATATCCATGACAGAGTTCGCGGCAAACAATGCGTCCCTCGGCAAGCTAGTATCCGCCGACCGCAAGTACCGTCAGCTCATGGCAGGCATCAAGGCATCCTCGGGTAACTTCTTTCTGGAGCAGACCACCGACAGCTACCGAGGCGAGACCAAACCTCTGCTGAGGGTGAGGCCAGTGAACATCAAGTATGTACCCCATGCCCTGTGGCCGCAGAACAAGGTCAAACGAATCATACTCATGAGTGCTACGATCTCCCGCAAGGACGTGGAGATGCTGGGGCTCGCTAACCGCAAGGTGCGCTACATCAACTGTCCATCGGCTATCCCTCCCGAGAACCGCCCGATCAAGGTTAAGCCGGTGGGCAGCATGTCGTATCGTACCCAGGACAAGACCTTGCCGAAGATGGCGAAACGTATACTAGAGCTGGCCGAACAGCACAAAGGAGAGAAGGGTGTGGTCCATTGCACCTACGGAATTGCTTGGAAATTAAGGGAGCACTTGACAGATAGGAGGTTCCTGTGGCATAATAGGGAGTCGAAGCTGGAGGTATATGAGAAGTTTCGAGCCAGCGAAGGGGACGAGATACTGATAGCCAGCGGCATGAGTGAGGGTATTGACCTCGTGGAGGACGCAGGCAGATGGCAGGTGCTGACCAAGGTAATGTACCCATCCCTGGCGGACCCCCTGATCAAGCACAAGATGCAGGAGGATCAAGACTGGTACGACTGGATGACTGCCCGTACTCTGATTCAGCAGCTAGGGAGGATCTGCCGTACCCCAAAGGACTATGGCATCACATATATACTGGACTCCAGCTTCGTGGGGTTCTACCGAAAAACCAGGCGACTGTGGCCTGACTATGTAGTGGAGGCGATGAAGTGAGTAATACTAAAGAACCCCCAAAGGGTGGACCGTGCAAGGTTCCTTGGTGGGAATACCAAATAAAAATGAAAGCAGCCTATGACACCCTACGAAATGCCATGGGAAGCTATACCTGGGATCACGACTTCGCCCACACGAAAGGTTTTATGGAAGGTTATATAGCAGGCATGGAGAAGGTAAAACGGGAGACAGATCTATGAGTTATACTAAAGAACAACTAGAATTCTTACGGGAGCAACGAGCGCTGAGGAAGAAATGGCGCATCGTCACCCGTGAGTTCGAGGAGGAGTTCGGAGTCCCTAAGTCTGAGGATGCTCTCCGCAAAGCCTTCAAGAAATATGAGCTGATGTATGAGCTGGACACCGACGAGTTCGAGATCCGTGAGCTACGATCCCTGAGGTCTGCGAGACGTACTGGCAGCAAGAATGCCCGCGAGAACCGTGTGATCTTGGACTACCTGGAGGACCGTGAGGAACTACTAGACGCTATCGAAGGCTACATCGAGGAGCTGGGCGAGATCAAGGTCCACAAGCCAGCCGTCAAACTATCTGCCCCATCGAAGGGCAAGCATCGGATGGTGATCGAGGCAATGATTTCTGATGTCCACTACGGCAAGCTGACGGATGAGTTCAACCTAGAGGTGTGCCGGGAGCGTATGAGGGAATTCACCAGCGTCCTGATCGAGGAGATCCGCAAGGAGTCCGAGCAGTACACTATTGAGAAGGTAGTGATTGCCTGCCTTGGTGACATGATCGAGTCAGCTACCATGCATGGACTGGAGAGCGCGAAGGGTTGTGAATTCGGCAACAGTCGCCAGGTGGTAGAGGCAATTAATAGTATGTGGCACGACGTATTGATGCCTGTAGGGCAGCTAGGTATCCCAGTGGAGTGTGTCGGAGTAGCCGGTAATCATGACCGCACCGAGGCCAAGCGTACCTACAACAATGTCGGCGAGGAGAACCTGACGTATGTGATCTACAACTCGCTCCAGATGCTGTGTGAACAAGCAGGCATGACACACGTTGAGTGGTACATCCCCAAGAACAGCTACTACCTGTCCAATATATTCAGCGACACTGTGCTGTATGAGCACTATGACAACGCCAAGGCGAATACTGAGGTGGCTCTGAAGGCCCTACTAAACCGTAGGCAGGAGCAGCTTGGGATCATCGTCAACTATATGCGAGGTGGGCACTTTCACTCTCCCGTGACATGGGGCAGGGGGCATATCATCACCAACGGCTCAGTGCCCGGACCTGATGGATACTCCGATACCCTTGGGTTCAATAGCCACGCCAGTCAAACCATTAACTATTACATTGATACAGATGAACGTCCAACCACATTCTACAAGAACTTTGTAGTCTACTTAAGATAGGAGCGAGTATGAAGAAGTATGCATTAGTTACGCTGATGTCAATTGGTATTACTACCGCAGGGTTATTCCTCGGCAGTATATATTTTAACCTGGGGGTCCATGGAGCTATCTCTATGATCCTTGGTGGAGCCTCTGTGGGTGTTGGGCTCAGCCTGATCGACAGCATATCCAAGTATGTAGTAGGGAGGTAAGTATGAATATATTTAATAGTAAAGTTTGGAATGAGACTACGTGGAGGTATAAGCTAGCACAACTGTCCGATGCGAAGGTTGCATTACTTAATAATCCCCCTAGGGCTACGGTAGGCTCAATTACGGTGCAGATGGAGTCAGCTGATTTAGTTAAAATTACTCACTCCTCAGATGAGGGAATAGGTGGTAGGTTTTATGCCTATGATATTAATATACTGCTTATAGCCTTAAATAAACTAAAGAAAAAATTGGACCCACCATCTAAGGAGGACTCTTAATGCCCTTGTACCCCTGGAGACTAAAGGAAGATCACGAGGTTATCGTGGAGATCCAGCGCACCTTCGACGAGTATGACATACCCCCAACAGCCGAAGAGATCGCCTACTGTGGGCACGATCCAGAGCTGGAGTCGGAGGACTGGGAGAGATTCATAGGCAAGGATATCAAAGTAACCTATGCCCAAGGCTCACTAAAAGGTAGGATGTAATGAGATTCCTGATACCCATACTAGCTGTCCTGTGCTTAGGAGCACGATCAGTACCAGAGCCTACCCCTGATGAGGAGCGCAACAGGTACGTGATGTACTCGTTTATCTTCACCCAGGAGGTATTTAACTGCATGATGATGGCAGCTATCTGTGAGTTGGATATGAAGCAGGATATGCAGCCGACTGTCCGCTGTGATGAGATGGGCAACCTATGTGTATTGATGTCCCACAAGCGCTGGCAGAAGGTAGTTAAGGAGAATGGCTGGGAGAAATGGGAGGCCGAACGTGAGTAAGTTAGCGGTTACTCTTCACATATTCCCAAACGTAGGTGCCGTTCAATCCTGGTGGGACCAAAACTATTTAAGTTATGCTAAGGACCTGCAAGAGGGCAAGATAAAAATTCAGTACAGGCGAAAATACTTGCCCGAGAGAATTGAGACCCCCACAGAGTTAATAATACTAGTTATTCCTAGGCATCCGAAACACCTACAAGGATATGCACCCGACAAGGTAATAGTACACAGGAGCGAATTATATGCAGATGATGTTTGGTTTGAGATTATGCGCTTTAAGTTTATTGGTACTGACTGGGTGTGCGAGTGAGGGAGAGCCACCGAGAGATCCATTGCCCGGTGCCCTTCGCGCTCAGTTAGAGGAGGTCCGTGCTGATGTCCTATCCTGGGCACCCACCTGCCGTACTGGAGAGTATGAGTACATCTGCGACGACCGTGGATCTGCTGGGGATATGGTCCTATTCAGCGGACTCTTAGGTTACTGTGAGCCTGTCCTGGCCTCCGTGGATACCAGTGGCAGGCCCTACCGTACTCCCGCCCGAGCTGATGGACCGCAGAAACACTTCTCCAGGGACATGACCCTCGGCCTGATACGATGCCTACACCGCACTAAGGATGTGGCCACGGCAGCTAGGTTCGTGGAGTATGTCCGTGAGAATGACTACCGTTTGTGCCCCCCCGAGGATGATCCTGATGGCAGATGTAAGCTCTCTCCCGTCCAGCACCGCACGATATGGGCCATCCTAGGGCAGTTATACAAGCGTCTCGGCCTCACCCGTACCTGGGAGATGATCCAGGCAGGGGGTGGTGATGACACAATCCTGGAGTATGAGTCCAATTGGACCCCTGTAGGGTATCAGTTGCACCTCGTAGCCATTAAGTGGATGATAAGAAAAGAGCTGGGAGATCCGGCACCTAGCGTGATCATGAAGAATATCCTTGACAGACAGCCAGAAAACCTGTATTATAAGTGGTTGAGGGGTAGTAGTCGCAAGGAGATAGCGGAAGATATCCTGAGAGTTGTCCCTCGGTTCGAGCCTGATCGCAGGCACCAGTGGTCCTGGCAGCGGGACACAGCAGAGATGGCCTGGTTGGATAGCATGGGTTGGGATATGATCTTCCTGATAGATGAGGTACTACATGGCAGATGAGATCAAATATAAGAAAGAATATTACGACTACCTACACAATCACATCCTCGCCGTGAAGAAGGCTCTAGTAGCTGCCCTTCGGCGGGGTGAGAACCCAAGTGTGGTAGAGAGCTCAGGAGGTAACTGATGCTACGGGTGGACAATTTATCCGATATACTCACCCAGATTCTAACTGCACACAAAATTGATGTGTACCAAAGACATGATGATGATAGTTATAGCATGGTGGTTGAGTGGAGACTTGAAACAAAGGAGTTTATTTTAGGTGAACAACACACAATGGAGCAACTTGCTAGTATGTTCCGTGAGTTCCAAGCTAGTGTTAAGTTCTTTAATGAACCGCGTATTAAAGAGTTGGAGGGTGAGGCAGCTGTACTAGAAACTAAATTAGAGGCGGCTCTGGAGAAGGTAAACGAGCTAGAGAAGTTTAAGCAGGGTTTCCAGATAGCTAAGGAGTTGAAGTAATGCCTACCTATGTCTACACCTGCGAAGATTGTGAGGTCAGTATCGAGCTAGTGAGAAAGATCTCCGAACGTGATGACCCCATACCCGACTCCTGCATGTGTGCTGTACCTGCCTGGAAGAAGGAGATGTTTGCCCCCATGGTGATGAGAGAGTCCTACCCCGATGGCAAGAAGAGGTTCGGCCACCTCAAGGAGAACCTGGAGATCAAGAAGGCAGTTGCATCAGCAAGGGAGACTGGTGATCGGAAAGAAGAGAAGTACCTTAAAGGTAAATTACGAAAGGATAAATAATGTTTGCAGTCAAAGGTAAGTTACGAGGAACAATAAACCGTAAGATGGATATCGAGGGGGAGTCCCGGATCGACTACCATAAGACCTGTGTAGTTCTGGATGAATTCACTGCGGTGAGTACAGAGACAGGGCGTGAGGTCAAGAACTTCAAGGCGGGTAAGACCTACGTACTCAGTAGTGACACTAAAGTAGCCGTCAAGGATGGTAGGTTAGTGATTGCTAAGTTCAACTCTGGTCTCTATGCCAGTGGTGTCGTCAGTGCCCCACCCGTACTGGACCCAAGCGATGGCTTGGTTAGGATGACTGCTACCTACACACCTTATGCAGATATACCAGCCAGCGAGTTTGAGGTAGACTTTGTTAAACTATATGTGACGGCATAGATATGAATTTTATTGAAGCTATAAAGAGAGGCAAGCCAATCTTACGAAAGGGCGAAAGTTTCGTGTATGGTCCAATTGATACTGATACGATTGGCTATTTTACGATTAGCCGAGAAGATCTACTTTCAACAGATTGGGAAGTTGAAGAGAAACCTAAGGAGATTACTTTCACACAATTCTGGGAAGCTGTACAGGAGGCTTACAGAAAGTCTGATTCAGACCGTGGTATTAATTGGAGTAGAAGTAAAGTAATAGATGTCCTAGCACAGGAACTTGGTTTTAAGGATAAGGAGGAATCATGAAAGAATTAAACGATCTAATGGAACGCCTAAGCAAGCGCCTGGAGCAGATCAAGTCCACTATTGATGAGAATACTGAGAAGGTGGAGAGAGCTAACAATGAGCTAAGAGGCGAGTATGTAGGCCACGAGATGACAATGAACACAATCAAGGAAGTATTGGAAGGGAAAGCTGATGACAAAGAAGAAGGCAGTGATACGGAGTCTGAGGATAGCTAGAGATGATAACAAAGATGAGTCGATCTCTACTGATCGTAAGTTAAATATGCTTGTATCTAAGGTCCGGGACATGGACACTGAGATCAAGTCTCTTCGTCGGACGGTAATGAAGTTGCTTCGTCTCCTGAAGCATGACTCTTGATATCTGGCGGGGCTCTCATCGGGAGCCTCGTCACCCCATTCCTGTCATTATCTGACACATACACCCTCGCCTCTCCCCTCACATGACTATACCCACATGCAGGACACTTACACCAATCATCCCTCTCGGGATGTGTAAGGGTATAAGCAACATGGCACTCAGGACATATCAACTCAACCACTCAGACGGCGCTGGCTTACGCTTAGGCATTGCAGTAGGTACTGGTTCTTCTACACTGTAGTCCTCAGGTTCCTGCTTCTTCTTCTTTTTCTTCTTCGGCTTTTTATCCGAGTCCTCTTTATCCTTCTCATCCTCTGGGAGATCCTCCCGCAGATAATCAAGAATCTCCAAGGTCCGTGCCGAGTTATCTTTCTTACTCTTCATTGGCAGGTCTCTCCTGGATTGTCTCTTTGATTTTGTTAAACCACTCATCATCCTTGGTAGTCTTAGTAGACTTCACAGCCTGCTCAGCTGCCCAAAGCAATGCCCACTCAACGAACTCTTCACTCGCCAAGCGTAGCGCCCAGCTACCTAGTGTGCTTAGTAAAGCTTTTAATACTAATTGCATTATTCTTCTCCTGTTGCCTTTTCAATTTCCCTGTATATACGAGCTGCTCCACCAATGCCCGGTGCAAATGGTGACGCTGTTTTCATTAGTTGCTTCGCCGCTCTCTTACCTTCCCTGTCCTTGGCCAAACTCATTGCCCTAGTCACATCAAATGGTATCTTCGCCAGTGGTGGTATGCTCAGGTCTGTTACGGCAGATAGTGGTGAGTACTTCGTCAAGCTACTAGCCATCGTCAGCTTAGCCAGCGGAGAGTCCATTGCATCCACATCCTCAAGCATCTCATCCCCTAACATAAGCAATGCCATAGGAGCTATGTACTTCAGTGCTGGAGCCTTAATCTTATCAAACCCCTGCCTGTATTTCACGAGATCAGTGATATCTCCCATGACCATCATAGGCCACTTGGTAAACATCGAGACCAACCTGCCATAATCCTGCCCGAATTGGCTCAACCCCGACTTACCATAGTTGAACTGTGTCTTGCGGACCAGCCATTTCGCCAGCTCATCCTTTGCCCGTTGCTCCTGCCCATTGGCAACTAGGTAGTCAAACATCTCACGCTTGCCCTTCGGCAGTCTCTTCATGAATGTCTGAGCCCCCTTCACGGACCCTTTGATTATATCATCTCCCAGGTCTTGGGCAATATGCCAGGTGAGGTATCTGTTCACGGAGTCTGAGTTGGCATACAGCTTCATCCCGAACTCGCTAAAGTTATCTATCATTTCTGTTAGCTTGCCGAGCCCCGGCACAGATCTCATGCCCTCAGCCACTGATTTCCTCACAGCCTCGCCATGGAATTGATCTCCCACCAATCCTCGATCCTGGAGGAACCTCTGTATATCCTTGCCTTTAGATAACCTAGCTTTGATTGCCTTACTCCATCCCCGCGCTGTTACTGTGCGACCGTAACCACCACCTATCTCTGGTGCGGTCAGGAAGATCGTCTGGGTAAGGTTACGCAATGGAGCTGCCACATTCCAACCTAACAGATTCGGGTAGATCTGTGATGTCGTCCAACCCAAGAAGTCAGGAGCTGCAACCATCGCCCTGGTGCCCCAGTCAGCTACTGGCCCTAAGCCACCCTGATCCAGCTTCCTACCCCACTTGGCCTTCCAACGAGTACCCATGGCATGTAGGTAGGCATTAGCGTTCGACTGCTGGCCTGACATGCGCTGAAGGAAATGATCCAGGACATCTGCCCCTTTGTTCGCTCCAAGCCCACGGAGGACTCGCTGCTGGCTGTGTAAGGCTCTAAAAGCATCCTGGTAGTATACAGCCTTTAGGTTACTATTCAAGTACCTGAGAGCGGCCTTCTCGACATTCGTTTCTCTTAGTAGTTCTGGTATCTTATCCCCACGGCGAAACAATGCCCCCGCCTCTTGACCGAGCCTGCGTTTGGTAGCCCCAGACTGGGTAATACTATCTATTGCCTTAACCACCTCAAGTTTACTCTTCGGCGTGTGGCCTAGGATGTCCTCGATCGCCTCATCGAACTGTGCAAACCTGGCCTTACCTGGTACATACTCCTTGGCAATACGATCCCACTTCTTCAGCATGGTTCTTTGGGCTACATCCAGCTCCACTCTTTGGTGAGGGAAGTACCCCTCTAACTTGTTCGGAGTATATCCCTGGTCGATCATATGCTCTCTAGCGTCGGCAAACCACTTCTTCCAATCATTAACTAAAGCCTTCTGGTCGTCACTCAGCCCCGAAAGCATTTTGTTGTATTGTCGCCCTTTACCTGTATCAGCTCCATATGCCTCAAGTTCCATTAATTGCTTGATACGATGTACTTTATTTTTAGGAAACAGTTTAGTATTTCTTGACTGTAGTTTCTTAAGCTGCTGAAGAAAGGGGGCAGCGGCAACGGATACCCTGTTGTTAGATTCGGCAAATTGAGCTAGCGCATCTTCTACACCTGTACCAAATACCCTGTCGTACTCAGTAAATCTCATTAGAGGGTCTTTCAAGTACCCCAAAAATTCCCTCTCTAAGGGATCTCCTGTCTTAGCCAACTGTGCGGCAAATTCATCTACAAACTCATTGGTCGCCTTAACTTGTTCCTTACTGAATATATACTGCTCCCAGTGTTTCTGCTGTAACTCGGGAGAGGTCTTAGTCCAGGTAGATTTGAATGCCTTAAGATCCTGCTTGGTGAGCTTCTCCATTGCTGGCTTAAGTTGTGAATATTTAATAAACTCCTGCGGCAAGGTCTCCGGCATAGTCTTATCTGCTGTCTCAAATGCTGTGACTGCGCGGATATGAACACCTTCTCCGTACTCCTCAGCGAATTCAGCTGCCTGCTTTGCCGCCGCTTTGCTCATAGGCCTGCCTGATTTAGCTGATTGTCCAGCAGCATGTCCCAACCAAGCCTTCGCAAAGGGCTTGAGTTTACTTCCTGCCTTAGCTACCAACTTGAATGCACCGGCTGTTACAGCAGCGCCTGCGGAATAAGTCGCGGCCTCTAGTGGGATATCCTTAAGCTTATCTGCCTTACCTGCACCAAACATAGCGCCACCTATAGCAGCACCCTTAACTCCGTAGTTGGCCCACCCCATACCCGGAACAAAGGCAGCGGCTACACCACCTACAACCTCCCCGGCTAAATAGGATTTAGGGTTCGCCTTCTCAGCATCCTGGTATCTTTGCCGCACTTCCGACAAAACCTGATCATATTCCTGACCAGTGACAGCCGACTTCAAACGAGCCTCAAACTCATCTGCCCAAGAATAGGTAAGGGATTGTATTGCCCCTAAGGCAGCGGACTCTGGCTCTGTAACCTTACTGCCCTGTAGTGAATCAAGGCTAATCTTTTTGGGTTTCTCGGCTAGGGAGCTTAGGCTAATTTGTTTTGGTTTCTCTGGAACTAATCCCTGAAGATAGGTATCAACTGGCTGATTATGCTCTGCTAAAGGAACCTCTTTCATCTGCCCACTAAGTTGTTTAGTGGCTCCACCCTCCCCTAAATAGTGGACTAAGGTGGCTAACTCTTGCCTTGACTTATCTGGAAATTTCTTTTCTAGTCTCTTGACGGAAGGTATGACACGATTTTTAAAATACCATCCAAACAGTTTATTTTGATCTTCTCTTGACCTACTTAACTCTTCTGGGCTTTTATCCTTAGGGAGGAATGCATCAAGCCCCTTACCAAATGCCTTTTTAACATCCTCTTCCCACCAACTAGGGACAAACTGGTATAAACCCTTAGCACTTGTCTTGGGGTTGATGGCGGCTGGATCACCTGTTGATTCTCGTTGAGCTAGGTTATCCCTCCAGGATTGGTAATCATTACCCATATCCATAAAGGGATCAGTCATAGGCTCGTTTAATGCAGATAAATCAATATCAGGCATTATTAATAATCCTTAGGAATTTGGTTATTATCTTTAAGTGCTTGAATAACATCAGCACGACTTGCCCCTCGATTCTTAGGATCTGCAAGTACCTTGTTGATCATAGATTCATACTCAGAATTAGTATCCATTGCTGGCTGAGTAGCGGGTGTGGGTGCAGACGTAGTGGCGGGTCCTAAGAAATACTTCTCCATTAGAGGCAATACCCTTTGATATACTTCATCCATATCTGCTGGATCTGGATCATCTATTAAAGAGAACATAACCTCATCGAAGGCTGCTGCTTGAGCCTCTTCTTTAGGGACTCCGGCAGCTACTAAGTAACCTTTGATTGCCTCTGCCTTAGCTTCCTTATCTGAATTATCTTGAGTGGAAGTAACCCTAATCTTATCTAAAACCTTCATAGCCTTCTCTCTTTGATCCTTGGAGAGACTGGCTAGGGCTTTTTGGTTAGCCCCCTTAGCTTTAGCTCCCGCCAATTCGCGCTGGAGATCTCTATCTTTTTGGGATTCCTTACTTCTCTGCTCCATACCAGCTACAGTCATCACGTCACGACCAGCAGCCGCCTCCTGAGATTTAGCCTCCCGTCGTTGAGCAGCGATATCAGCTACCTTGTCTCGGAACCTTTTGAGTACCCTATCTCGCTCTTTGTCAAAATCCTTCTTAGTGAACTCCAATCCTGACATATCTGTGCCAGTCTTAAGCCCATGCATTGCGGCTCCTATCTGGGCTACGGCATGGGATAGCTCTTGGATTAGCTCCTTCTTGTCTATGGCAGCTTCACGCTTCTCCATATTAGATTCAGCCTGATCTATCTTCTTCTCAAGTTGCGTATAAAGAGGTTTGAACTCTGCTTGTACTTTTTTTCGGGCCTCATTAAGACGACCGGCTAGGCTGCTATCCTTCTTTTCTTTGCTATCCTTGGACTCATCCGTAGAGGGAGCATTCTTTGGAGCAGGTTGTTTGCCGGGTTCTCTACCTACTATTGTAGATTGAGTTAAGGTTTGAGGTGTATACTCAGGATCGGGCGTAGTTTCCTCTTTGCTTGACGGCTTATAGTTAGCTCTCATCCTACTAGGAGAGTCAACTTGCTTAACTTCTATATCCCCGTTATCGCCAGCAGGCTCACTAATAGAAGACCAAATACGCTGGAAAATACCCTCTTCCTCGTCGTCCTCTGCCTTCTTAGTCATCTCTTCTTGAGAGCTACTTGGACTGAATCCGGTCGAATCCATCCTTGACATTAATGTAGTATTTGGAACCTTAGCCACCTTGTTCTCCTATTAACTTTCTACCTGTGAACCAACCGCCGAACCTACAGCACCACCAATCATTGCTCCACCAGCCGCTCCGACACCTGTTGGGGCAAAGACTGCTGCGCCTACAATCGTACCAGCTGCTCTCCACATGGCTGCGTTATTCTTAGCCTTAGCTTTCTCTTTACGTGCCTTTTCCTGTATCTTCTTCTTGTATAATAGTAGTTTCTTTTCGTGCTCGAAGTCTCGCTGAGCCTCTTCCTTCATCTGGGATTGCTCTAGCTCCTGGGCCAGCTTCTTATACATAGTGTCGAGCAATTGGATCTTACGGCTGTAATCTTGCTTAGCCTGCTGTGCCTCCATCTCGAACTCTTGCTCGTTCTTGAAGTTCATGATCTTCCAGTCGGCAAGCTGCCTCTCATTGGAGAACTTCCTACCCATCTCATCTCTCTGGAATATCAGGCGTTGGTCAAATATCTTCTGCTTAACATCCCGTCCTAACTTATCCAGATCACTGCGCTGCTTGATGGTAAGCATTTGTAGCCTATTATCTTTCTCAATGCCGTGTGCCTGCAACGATTGCGCTGACTGGATCTCTCGTCGAGTGATTCTCTTGCGGGACTCCAACTCTGCTGTCTCCAGGCGTACCCGTTGGGCCATTGACTTCTCTGCTTCATCCTTTTCCAGGGCCTGTCCTCTACGTGCGAGATCTCCCTGCTGCTTGATAGCCTGCTGCCGAATACCCATCTGCCCTATTTGCTTCAGTCTCTGTTGAGCTCGCTGCTGCATCTGACTCTGCTGGCCCACCATCTGCTGTGTCGCCTGTGTACCTACCTGTTGAGCTGCTTGGTTTGAGGGCATACCACGAGGTACTCCCGCCATCTGCTGCTGGAATTGAATATCAGATGCTGCCTGAGAACGCTTCTGGCTCTCGGCGTCTAGTCCTGGGATAGCTCCCACTAAACCTTTAAGTGTATCTGCCATTAAGGTGTCCACTCCCCGCCTGAGTTGTCGTCATACGCAGCTGTACGGTCGCTACCTACAGAGATCTCACTGGTATCTGTAGCCTCGGAACTAAAATCAAAGTCCCCATATTTCGCTGCGGCGGCTCCAGCTTCGCCAATCCCGGTCCAAAGCATTCTATTGTTCTCGTCCTCGATCGCTGCCATTGCTAGATCCAGGGCGGCATTGATGTCTATCTTAGATAGCTCCTCTTCCCACTCTCTGCGGTCTGCATTAAAGGACTCACGAAAGGCTAACTCATCCATAACTTGAGAGAAGTTGTCGCCAAGCCTCATTAGCTCCATCTCTTCTCGCCACTGGATATCATCCTTCAGCATACGCCTACGCCCCATACGATCCACTGTAGCTGTGTACTGCTGGTCCTGTAGGGATAGGTTAAATCCTAGTTGCTCAAGGGCAGAGGCGTCTCGTCTGAATTCTAGCTCTTTCTGACTCTGCTGGAAGGTAGCGAATACGTCCTCCATAGTAGACTCTCGATCGGCTGCTAGTGCCCTGAGCGTTTGCCTAGACTTCGCATTAACTGACTCCATCTTCATTCGCTCACTGGAGGTTAGCTTAGCTGTGGCTAGATCCTCTGCTCCACGAATACCCTGCTGTGCAAGGATGTCACGAGTGAATCTCTCCTGTTGCTGCAGGTCAGCCGCTAGATCCTGCTGTGATTTGGTCTGCTGCTCTTGTTGCTGGAGTTGCTGCTCTTGAGTCTTAAGTTCCTCGGCTTGAAGGGCTCCAGTGATCTTCTGCTCTTTTTTCAGCTCCTTCGCCTGGTCCAGCACAGATTGCTGACCTAGTGAGGATGCCTTGAATGTCTGCGGCCCGCCTGCTTTACCTGTCTTAGCTTGCAGTATTTTCTGTGCCTGCTCCTGACGATTAGGCTCAACCGTAGGGGCGGGAGTGTCCTGTAACCTTTGACTAACTTGTTCAAATAAAGTTGGCATTAGTACTTAACTCCCGGTATCTTAATATCTAACGCATCCTCTTGAAACCCAGTAACCCAATCGTTATACTGATTCAGTAACTCGGTTAGTTGCTGCTGTTGATTACTTAGTCTGGCTATCCACTTCTTCTGCTCAGCTTTTTGATACTTATTATCAGTAGGCAATACTTTGATACCATCCCTAATGTCCTCTATATGGGATGCCAACTGCCTTAAATCAAAGTCCGCTGTAAAAGAGAAATCTCCTTTTTCAGCCATTGCCGAGAAATCATCTAGTTGCTTTAGAGCAGGTACGCCATCATGGGTGAACTGGTCCGATAGTAAATTATATGTATCAAATTCTCCAGCATCTTTAAACTCCGCAACACTGTTGGCTTTAAGTTGCTTTGTGTAAAAAGACTTATCTCGAATAGCAGTTGGATCATTACCAGGGGCACCATAGGTATCTGTCAGTTGCTGCCAATATTCTTCAGGCCACTCATCCATATGGTCAATAAGCTGAGCCTGCTTGCCGAGATCTAGTTCCCTAAAATCTGTGATATCCATCAATCCGTCATCTTGGACATAATTCTGTACCTCGATAAATAACTCACTGCTAGGACTATTATAGGCAGCTGTCTCAAGCCCTGACTCGTTTAGGTCCCCAATCAGGTCAAATAACGATCTGTTCTCCAGGGTGCCATCAATCACACTATTGACATCGGTGCTCTCTAGTTCAGAGGTTAGCTTGGTTCTTAGCTTCTCGGCATCCGTCTCATCCAATACCCCATCGGTATCTCCCAGAAGGTTCTGGATCTTATCCACCAGGGTCTGTGCATCGGGATCACCGAATGCTGCCATCTGCTGTGCGGTACTGTAACTGGCCTGAAGTGTCTCGATCGGCTGTGCGAACGGCTCGCCCATTGCGGCGGACAGAACCTCTTCAAGAGTAGCATCATCCCCTAAGCGGTCCAGATCATCCTGTACTTGATGGTATTCTTGGAACTCATCATAACGATCTGGGTTCTCGGCAAGTGCTTCCTTATCGTCCACATCCAACTGCATGAAATTCTGGTCCTCTAACCAGAGGGTATTATTGCCAGACTGTAGGGTTTCCCATACGCCCTCAGCAACATCCAAGGTAGTTTGCATCTGCGAGTTTGTTACGAACGCACTAGATGCCTCTACTCCGGCTAGATCTGCCAGCATCTGATCCTGGGTAAGGTCACCATACTCACTGGCAGTCTTGATCTGCTCTGGAGTCAATTCCAGTTGCTTGATCTCCTCGACGTTCTGCGGGGTCAACTTACCAGCCAGGGCAATGCGGTCAGGGTCTGCCTCGTCAAAGAGTATCTGCCCGATGCCTGTTCCCTGTAGCTCCGATTTAATGGATGTTAAGGTAGCTGAGGTCACTGATTGCTCTGGGTTCCAGCCGGGGGCCAATGCCTGTAGTACGTCTGGTGGCAATGAGATGTCCTCTCCTATACGTCCTAGGTCCTTCCACTCCTGCTGCACGGTCTCGAATTCTTGTGTGGTCTTGCCGATCGTGGTGCTCAAGTCAGCTAAGGCCAACTGGTTCTCATCCACCCAGGCTCGCAATCCAGCGAAATCCTCAGGCGGGAATATCTTATCTCGTTCTTTGTCGTCGGCGGCAAGGTAATCTACAATCAAGTTTGTTAGGTTCTCATCGTCGAGCAACTCATTGATATCATATTCTTCCTCGCCAACCATAACCATCTGCGATTGGTCAATGTCCTCTACGGTCTCGGCTACCTCAGTCTCGGCACCGATCACACCAACTTGGCCTAGGTCGCGCAACTGCTCCATGATCAGCTTACGTTGGACACTACCACGAGGCAATGAGGCTAGTCTTGCTCGTAGATCCTTAGCCCGGTCGAATTCAGCCTGCTGCACTTGGGTTACACGGTCCTGGAGATCCTTGAGTGACATATTAGGCAGCTCGGCGGGGGTTACTCCGATAAGCTGTGCTACGTCTGCGGCAGATCCCATACCCAGGCTGCTGATATCCAGTTCACCTAAGGTTACATTATCAATCACGGATGTAGCGACTGCCTCACCTGTGGCGGCAAGGGTTGTGTCTATCATATTCTGTGCGACATCCCGGCTCACTCCAGGCAGAGCATCCAGTTGCACTAGTATCTGTTCTGCGGCATCCCCTGTCGGATTGTCGGCAAGTTGCTGTAGTAGGCTACGGACCTGAGATGCCTCGGAGTTGGGGTCTTCCAGATCTCGCGTCAACTGCTCCTGGTTGATACCTAGAGTGGTGGCGATATTCTCATCTGATAGTATTGGGGTCTGCTGTGCCTGCCCCGCCTGCTCCATCTGCTGCTGCACTAAGGTCTCAACACGAGAGCCTAAACTGCCGAATGCCTTGAGACGATCTGCCTTCTGTGCTGCGGCCTGCTCCGGTGGCAATGCCTGCATCCGACCTTCATCTAGCCGTTGGGCACCGCTAAGGGTCTCTTCTTTGGCAACACGCTCCTGCAATACGGGCTCTTTCTGGGCTTTGGTGCCGATCATCTTGGTACTATCCGGCGATGCCCCTAGAGCCTGTGCAGTATATTGGGTTGTGGGTGTGCTATCGAGGTCGAGCTGCTGCATTCTATCCTGAAGAGTCTCTTCCGACTCCTCGAATAACTGCCCCCCTCTTCTAATAGTAGCCACTAATCTCCCCCTAGGTGTTTGATTTATTATACCAAATTCTATGTACTATGTCAAGTACTAATTTCTTAAGTTTTATCAGGGCCTTCTGGAATTCCAGCCTCTCTGAGTAACGCAACATTGTAGTCTACCCCGGCAAGTGTTAGATCCTCGTCCTTTGTGGAGTTGGTATACTTAGTTTGCAGATATATCAATCGTCGTCGAGGTGGCGTCAGGCTTACAGTTTCGACCTTGGCCACACCATCTCGCGTGATATTAAAGCTATCGGCAGATGCGAATGTACCGTCGAGATCGGGGCTCGTGAGTACGCTAGTCCCTGTCATAGAGCTTCGACGCATCTGGAAGTGACTGACAATATTGGATATGATCTTCCTGGCCCCCGACACACCGAAGTCATCTGCCCTCAGCAGGATCACAGCTTCAGCCACAGCCGAGGCATCATCCCTGTAGTCGGTGGAGTCCCCAGCGTTGCGTATCTTGTAGACCTGCCCATCCGTAGTGGAGAAGAAGGCATCAGATGCTAGGTTGGCCCATCCAGTCGAGTTATGGTTAGTATACCGTGTCCATGCCCCGAACTCCTGGTCTCTGCCCTCACGTTGGTGATCATAGACGAATACCTGGTTGTTCGTTGCCTGGGAGTCCCCATAGGGCACGGATAGCTTATACTTGCGGCCCACTCCATAGTGATGCCCTGTTGCCTTGGCGAGGTAGGTCTTGTCAACACTGTCCTCCCACAGGCGCTCAACGTGCTTACCTACATAGGAGATACTCTGGTCTCGGTTTAGCCTGTAGATCCCAGACTCATTGGCAAACATAATACCGTCGCGAGTACTGGCAATAGAGAACGGTGCCGAGCAACCCAATCCGCGAGACTGGATCTTCGAGATCTGCTTCGAGGCGATGTCTACTAGATACACAGAGTTAGTTTTGAATACAACGATAAGACTCTCTACCTGCCCCTGGCCGAATACTGATTCACCAAAGAAGGGTATGATGCCTGTGATTTCCTGGCCATCTGAGCTGTTTACGTCGATTGCGCTATCCCCTGCCCCTGCCTGACCGTATGGATCGTCGAACAATTCTGGGTAGTTAGAATAGCTGGCCACAACCCTACTCGGAAAGAGTGGAGTCGAGGCACCCACCGTCGCACTGGCTGTACGCAAGAGGCTCTGAACAAAGATCTGGGCGGTGCTAATAGAAGCTGGGAGTACGACCTCCATTGTATCGCTGAACACCTTATCTTGACGTACAACCAGGCGACCCACACCAACCTCTGCCCCAGCAGCTGCGGTCATCCAGGGTATAAATGTTGACATACCAGACACAGCTAGATCTACAACCCTCATTGAGGCATTGATAGCATCGGCAAGTCTCTGCATTGCAGTAGCTTCGTTGATAGTATTAGCACCCCGTAGGTTCCTATTACCGTCTGTTCCCATCCATACGGGGATATCTGTAGTAGTGGTGGCTGTGACAAACGTATCTACATCCTCAGTGCTTACAGTTGCGCTGTTAGTAAAGTTGACTGTAAAACTATGAGTTGTAACACTACCTATCTGCCACCAACCCGCGAATTGTAGATCATTATCTGTACCTACTGCTGAGTGATACATATAGATCCAGTCGCCAGCCGTTAACCCATGAGAGGGAGATTCAACCACAAAGGTGCTGGATGTCCGTGTAATATTGTGTTGAGGGGTTACTGTGTGTATCCCAGAGCCGTCGTCGGTCCACGAGATCGCAGTACCAGCTACGGCATTAGTTATATTAGTAGCAAATTTATAGTTATCATCATCAACCTTGATAATATAATAATCAGTAGAGGCAGATAATCCAGTAGGTAGAGTACCGGCAGATGATACCTGAACCTTTGTTCCAGTGATAAACCCGTGTGCTGTATCATTAAATTGGATACCTGAGTTATCAGTAACATCCCCAGCTACAGCAGCATCGACTGTACTCGCAGTGGCTGTTGGGAGGATGGTGGTAGTCCCGCCGTCCACAAACTCATACTTGACTCTATTCACCATGTCGGTGCTAGTGCCACTATCTGTGTCATCCTTACGGAATAAGAAGGTTTTTTGATCCACATCAGAGGCAGATACACTGGCAGCTCCTGGGGCTCGTCTCATAGTGATGTCGAGTTCCGGGTAACCTTTAACATTACCTAAGATCAGTTGATTGTTGGCCGAGGTTAGATACTTGGCTCGCGGAGCAGATGTCCAGGATGTCCCTAGTTCGGCTCCCTTGAGGGCAGAAGTAACAAAGTCAAACTCCTGAAGAAATTCATCGTCCAAGGCATCAGTAATGTCTAAGTATCCCTGATAGTTATTGAAGTCTAAATCTACTACCTTAACCTTGTAATAAGGAGCCTCGGTGTTACTCTTAGTTCTGTATACTTCAACCTCTAACTTATCGTAGTCATATACGTCCCAAACAGGTAGTCCAACAAGACGGATTTTGATCTGTCCAGAGGCTGTTAGTTCGACTGTAAAATCTTCAGATCCTGTTGCCGCCGAAGCGATAACATTATCATTATTATCCACAGCATTGAGCCGGAAGTAGTAGTTAAACTGTCTAGTCTTGGTTAAATTCCCAGTAGAATTAACGGCTGAAACATCCTCAACAAAATGGATAATCTTATTGTCTGCATCTATACTCTGAATAGTGTAGATTGCACTTGATCCAGTAACACTAGACCAGACTCTATCACCGACATCAAAAGCCGCAGTTGAATTAGTCATAACTATACTATTCTCCGCTTGGGCAGCATGGGCAGAGGATATCTGGCTCTTGGGGATAGATCCGGTAGTCGTATCAATCTGAGCAAATAACTGCGGTTGCCACCTCACTAACCCCGAGCGATATAGATTCGTGCCATCGTACTTATACACTTCATCATCGTTGTTTGTGAAGTACATATTATCTGTTACAATAGTGGATCGCAGAATCGGTTGAGTAGTATATGTGTTAGAGTTGAAATGATAGGTATAGGTACTATCCACCAGGTTGTCACTGGAGGTAGGTGCTTCTGCTGGTATCCAACGCCCAACGGCAGATACTGTAGTTGTGGAGGCTGTGGAGTCAGACCACTCGAAGCTCTCGTCCAGCTCTAGGGCAGTGCCTATCATGGTGGCATTGACGGTCGAGGTGGTAGTAGCTGTCGTAGTATTGAACTTCAGTTTGGTCGAGGTAGTAATGGAGGTTACAGTATGCGTACCATCCAACAAGGCGTCCCCGGTCTTAATCAGGGTGAATGAGTCCCCAGCTACTAGGCCATGATTGCCAGATAAGGTGATCTCGTGCTCGGTGCCGTCGATTGTATCTGCGGAGATTGTCAGGTTCCCGGTATTGCGAACCCGGTTGACTCTCATCTCCCGATCATATCCAGTAACCGTACACATATCCCCACGCACAAAGTTCGTAGTCGCGGCCATCGGCAGGACCTTGCTAGTACGTGTGCCTAATACGCGCAAACCAGCAGGCAGATCTACCTCAGAGGTTACTCCGTCGATCATGATCTCTTCGGCAGCGGAGGTGTTGTCCTTAACTGTTGCAGTCAGGGCATTCAGTACCTCGCCCGTTAGTTCATCTCCAAGGGCAAAGTTCGCGGTGTTTGTGAGGGTTAATTTATCTGTGTATACTGCGGCATACCCACTAGAGCCTGCCTCATCGAAGTCATCCAGGGTTGCAGCGGAGTTCTCTACCGTGATGGTGTTGCTGGAGTTATCGACCGAATAGATCTTGAACGTCCCATTGTGCAAACTATGAGCCATGCCCGTAACTGTCAGCCAATCGGCAACATTATCAGACGAGGACACCTGGAGTGCGGTGGATAGATCCCCGGATTTGTTAGTTAACTGTAATGTGTAGGTTACTCGCCCACTCACAGATAAAGCTGCGGCGGTTACAATAGCTTGACCAGCACTAGTTACATCATCGGCATCCACAGTTCCTCTAGTGCGGGAAGATGATCCGCCAGTGGTTTGGAATGCAGGGGCTAGGATTGTATTGCCAGATACTCGGTTCTCTAATGAGACTTCCTGGCTTGGTATCAGATAGTCAGACCCAACCTCAGTCCGTGTACGTGCGGTGAATACGTTACCACCTAGACCGGCTACCATACGTTCCTCACCAGATCGCTTGTAAGCGTCGATGTGGGTGGTGTGACCTTCTTGATTGCTGGTTGAGTTGTATGCACCAGCATGAGGCAATCCCCACACTGTGAGCTGGGGGTCTGTATCTGTGTAGGAGCTCGTTGTTGCATTCGGGGTAACAACTAGGGCATTAGATGTCAGAGTTGTGAACTCATAGAAGAACTCGTAAGTCTCGGAGGTTCCGCCAGAGTTGGTGATAGTGGCTGTGAGGGTGGAGTTATCGTCGTCTTTGGTCATGCTGTCGGGTATGAACATGGCCCCAGAGGTAGTGGCATATGCAGCTGTAAAGAAGAAATCGTCGGAGATGCTTGTAGCCTGGACGGTACCAGAGGATGCTGCCCCTACACTACCAGACTTAACATTAGCGGCTGGAGCTGCGGATAATACAGTACGCACATCCATATCTGTGCCGCCAGAGTTAGTTACGTCAATGTCAACCTGTCCGGTACTGCGGTTTACAGTTACAGTATCTGGCAGGAATTGCACCCACTCCGTACTATCTAGATAGTAGAATTGCGGGATGACGTTGAAGTTACTAAGCTGATGAGTTGCCGCTGTGATAGTAATAGTGGCCGAGCTGGATGCGCTAACCGTGTCTGTCTGTGCCCAGGAGTTACCGTCACCGTTTCCGTTCTTTGCGGTCACTAGGAGGAATACTGTAGTGTTGGCTCCTAAGGTGTAACCAAATTCGATATCATATGGATCAGAGTTCTCAATATCAATCCGATCAACGGGCATATAAGTCCCATCTCGGTTGTTGGCATCGGTGGACTCAATCACAGATATGAAGGCGTCGGAGGTATCTACTTGGTGCCTTGCCTCAAGCATAGAGTATGGGCTAGATCCAGTTGCGAATGTGTCGGGTATCTCGGACGAGAATGAGGTATAGTATTGGGCACCGTCAGTGGTTGTGAAGTCCCCTGTGGCACCACTATCAGACAGCTTGCCGTAAACTACAATAGGGCTGTCGTCGAAGTTAAACGTATTGATCGCCCCGTTCAGGGCCAAGGTGATGTCCGTACCATCAGAGGTAATAGACTCCACACGCATGGGCACCCAGCCGTAGTACCCCTGATAACCAGGGCGCTTGCTGAGGTATCCATTAGAGTTGGTATCAATGTTCTGGAGATCTTCTGCGTATCCCGGAGCAATGGCGCTCTCGGCGGATCTGGCGTCAATTCCTCGGCCAATATCCTTACGCGAGATCTTCGTATATTGGTATGCCATTAAGTTAAGAGTCTCCTGAGGTTCCCAGGTCGTGAGCTAAAGTGAGGATTCGATTTACGGATACGGTGTGATTGCTCGCGCCCTGCCCATGCACTTACTAGCTCCTCCTTAAGTTCTTTCAGGGCAATGAGTTCGTCTTGGATGGGTTCGCCAAATCGTCGGCGAATTTCTACCACGGCGTACTGCACTAGGTAGTCGGCGTATGCTTCATCTAGTTCAGGCACACACGTCCCGGTCACTAGGCACACATAGTCATCAACTTGCAGATCACCATCCTCTACACCATCGGCAAGGGATACATCATCGAGGTCATCCCCGACTGTGTGGCCCAATACTGTTGCCCGTGTCAGGCTGGAGGTCTTGAAGGATATCTGCCCTGTGTCACTGTCAGTAGACAACACCTGCAATGTACGCTTGATATGTCCTGTCTGATAGTCAATTACATTCAACCAGGCTCCGTAGCCAGAGGTCGTGTCGGTAGTGACTGAGCTGCCAATGGTGTCCACTAGGACATATACACTGGAGGTATCAATACTCGTGATTCGTCCCTGCTGAAGCACTAACTTCTCGGGCCTTCGCGTAAAGTGAATACGCAATACCAGCCCACCCGTAGGCTCTGGGAATAGCTGGATCTTGTTCTTCTTGAGGGCATAATGTGTCGGGCGCTGGGTCTGAGTAGTTGTAATGAAGGGGGTACGCTTGTGGTTGTGAATACGACGTACCTCACTCGCAGGTGCTGTGGAGCTGGTCTGGACCTCGATCTTCTCTACTCTGCGTCCGAAGGCTTCTGGAGGCAGTTCATAATCCCGCTGCCCAGCTACAGTCGTAACAGTCTTAGAGTCCCAGAACATCTCGTCATATTTACGCGCAAGGATATTAGTTGCCTTACGCTGACCACGATTGAGTGCGGCCACGAGTTGGGCATCTGTCACATTAGCTGTGTTATTCTCGTCTAACTGGTCCCTGACCTCTTCAACGAGCTCGTCAGTGGTTCGGGACATATTAGAATAACTCCTCGTCCTCTTCTTCGTCCATTAGGTCGGCAGGTAGTTCTGGCAATGCGCCTTCTTCATCTTCGAGGTCGAAGTCCTCTTCGTCGTCCATCATTGGTTCTTCAGCTTCTGGGTCCATCTCGGCCATCTTACCGGCAAGGGCCATTGCTTCCTCTTCCAACTCAGGATACTCACTAGCTAGTTCATCTAGCATTCGCTCGTATTTCTGCATCTCCATTGGATTCTCTGGCATTATAATCTCCTAGATAAAAAATGTTACTATACAATAGCGCACACCTGATTCAACAGGCAATGCAGCATGGGCGTACACGTAGTTCGAGGGGAATAATACTAGATCCCCCGCCACGGGTTGGTATGTCCAGTCGAGGTATGGGTAAGTCAGTCCACCGCCCTCGAAGTCGTCGTTCATATAGATCAAACCGGATACCACTCTCGGCTTGTCGGGGGCATAGTCCGCATGTACTCTGTATTCCTGCCCTGGTGTGTATCGTAGCATGTCACACATATCAGCGCCGCGCACATATACATGATCGTACTTCTCGCGGTATTGAGTAAGCGCCTCGCGGAACTCTCTCTGCACCTCCTTCATCGACTCGCCGATCTCAGGGAAATGCTTGGCAAGGGAGATGAGGTTGGCTCCTGCACTGGTCCTCTTGCCGGTTCCTCCGATGGTCTTACTCTCAATCCAGGCATTACCCACTTGGTTAACCTGTCTTATTAGCTGATCCCTGTCGAAGGTTGTCTTGTATACCTCTATCCCTGGAGGTGTCATCCCATAAGCCTCATAGCAAATGTGTATAATCCGCTACCAATACCGGCAAGTAGGGCAAAGATACCAACAGCTTTGACCACACCCTCGATACGGTGGATATGCCGTTCGACAGGCTCCATACGCAGCTTCAGTTCCTGCCTAGTAATTTGGAGGCCCTTCTCGGCAAGTTCAGTGCGATAGATGTGGTGTGCTAAGTCCTTGCGGATCTCGGCGATGTCCACACGCATATCGGTTAATATTTGTTCATACTTTTCCATGTTAAGGTGCTATCCTAGTGCAGGTAAAGTAAGTATAGTTTTGCCCAGATAGGGCACTCCATGTACCTGTTGTTACCGCAGCGTGACCAAAAATTTCAAAATAGGAGGACCCGTCTGTATCCACTACCCATGATGCTTGCATTATGGGTGCGTCAACTACGTTTGTCTCTGTGCTAAAGTTCGCCCCATACTTAAACACGGAACCGTCTTTCTTGAGTCTCAATTGAATAGACTCAATATCATCTGTTGCGGAGGAATTAAAGCGAACTTGTGTAGTTATTAAATATTTACCGGCTGGGGGAGTAAACCGATAATTCGTAGTGTTGTCATAAAGGCTATTCTCGTCCCATTCAACCGTATCAAATTCAATCTTCTGTTCAGAGTTAGATGCAACGCCTGTAATATTACCGCTCAGATAGGCAGCGCAAGTTTGCACGGATTGGCTTAATCCTGGAGTTGAATCGGTCGCCAGTTGAACCCCAGCCGGGGCGTGAGGCGAGGATTTTCTAACCCTCCACTTATCGCCGAAACCGTTTAAGTCAGTCCATGGGTCGCCATTACCGGCATAGGTTGCATTAGTAGCCCGGTAGCCCTCTGCGCTGAAAGTAAGTCTAACAGTGTAATCGTCAATTATCGTAAGTAGAATCCCGTACCTGCTTGAACTTTGCGATATGTAGCTTCCCCAACGCGCCTCGTGAGGAATCCACACTTGTGAGCTTTGACTTACATCTAAAGACTCAATTACAATCATATCCGTAGGCTGAATCGCAGTTTGAAATTTTACGTTTTTAACCACATTTGTACCTACAGCCCGGTTAGGGTAAACAACTCCACCTGGCCCGTAGCCGAATGAAGCGGTGTCGTCCGTTCCAGTAGTGTCAGTATTATAAGCATACTCGACCCGCGCCGCTGCGAGGTGGGTTACGTCGCCTGCATACTCCGCTATAGGAATAGGGCCTATAAAGACACTCACACGCTCAGTACTTCCGAATAAGGTACTACCGTTAGCCTCAGTTAATGGATTAGCAGACCCCCCAGAATTGTCCTGACCTGCTGCTACAAACGTGTCTCCGGCTGTAGCCAAAGCTACTTGAGCAACATTGGACGCTATAGAGGCATCTCTCTCGAATCTGCCTACCTCTACTGTGGAGGTAGCAGTGCCCCCCACCGTTAAACTATTAGGTAACTCTAGTTGAGCTTCAGAGCCCGTTACCGTACCTGTTGTAAATTCACCTCTTACATATATACTTTCGCCTACCCGGCACCACTCCAAAGCAGGGCTGGTAATCGTACCAAAACCTTGCGTATTGCTGGGAGTGTAACTCTCCCACTCACTAACGCTAGGGCCGAATACGGATTGCTCAGGCCCGACCACGATGTTGTCAATGTATACATCCCATGCCTGGTCTACGGAATCAGCTACATGGAAGCAGAGCCTCCAGTCGGTCTGACTATCTGTCACAAACGTAGCCTCAAACTTACCTGTACCGGCTGGCACACTCGTCTGGGATGGGGTGATCAGGGCCGGTGTTCCGCCAGTATCACTGATCAGATAAACAGCTAGATCCCCAGCAGAGTATGCTGCGCTAGTTGCATCAAAATCGAAGCTGACTGTGAGTATTCTATTGGTATCCGCCGAATCGAGCGTAATGTCATACGACACACCCTCACCCTGGTAGTTAGCTCCACTGGGTTTGGCCAGCTTGAAGGAGTTATTGCCCCTCAACACTGTACTTGTCTGTGTAGTCCAGGCTACAGTAGGAGAACCTCCAGTACCATCTGCCGGAGTAGTCGCGGCGGCGTCGTCATATGTTGACCAACCTGATGTGCCAGCCTCGGCATCACCGCCTGTGACGTAGTTAATACCAGAGCTACCACCAGCTCCTGTGCCCCCAACGACATCCCAATACCCTGCGTCTCCGTCATAGGTCAACAGCAAGGAGGCATCATCGTCCAGGGTTATGTCCGCGCCTGTGCCGGTATTGAAACCACCTGAGGCGCTCTGATGGGCAACGGTTACGCTGGCTCCTGTCTCGTTCTTGATAACCAGCATGTCAGTGTCAGCTGCCCCGGAGATTGTATTAAGGGGTCCAGTACCACTCGTGATTCTCGCAATGACCGCACTCGGCTTGGCGAACGTATTCGTGGAGATCGTCACGTCAGCGGTTGCCAGCTTGGTGTCAGTGGAGAGGGTCTTGGCGGTTAGGGTCTGTGTAGTATCTGTGCCAACCAACGTGGTACTTGCATCAGGCAGCGTGAATGCCCTCGTGGTTGTCAGCGAGTCGGCCACAAAGGTAGCGTTCGCAGTTGCCCCTTCGAGCGTGAAGCCAGAGTCGGTAAGGGATACAGTGCTAGTATTGTCTAGGGTCTTATTGGTTAGTGTTTGTGCAGTACTAATATCCGCGATCTCGACCTCAGATCCTGAGTCACCCAGCTTGAATCGGGTAGCGGCAGATGAGTCGTATATGATCTTAGTATCTGTGGCATCGGACATCTCAACTGTCAGTCCAGCAGTACCCTCTGCGGAGGCTTGGTTGCCACCGTCGTTAACCGTGATATTGGCATCAGCAACATCTAGCGTGGTGGAGTTGACCGTAGTGGTCGTACCATCTACCTGGAGGTTACCTGCAACGACTACCGTGGATGTAGCTCCACCGATAGTGATATTGTTTGCCCCGGCACTGGCAGCGATTGTCAGAGTACCTGCCCCTGTGACATCAATGCTGCCCCCTGTAGTGATCAATGGGGTAGTGAGGGTCTTGTTCGTGAGTGTCTGAGAATCCGTTGTGCCGACTACACTGCCTGTTACACCGTGAACACCTGAGCTGGGGTTGTCCACTTCCGCGCCGTGGGCCAGGTTACTGATAGTATTGTTATCGGCATCAATTGTCTTATTAGTTAGAGTTTCCGCACCAGCAAGTGTGGACAGCGTACCTGTAGTAGGCAATGTGACATTGGTGCTGGCGGTGGTCGTGAGTGTGAGGGAGTATGCCCCAGAGGTAACGAGAGCCCCGGCAAGAGTGACGTTGCCAGCTAGGTCTACCGTGCGGTCGGCGTCATTGAGGTCAAAGTTCAGTGTGCGGTCGGCAGAGAATGCTCCATCAGACGAGGCAAAGATTAGGTCGTTCGAGCCGTTATCATTAACAGATAAGGTCGAGGCACCAGTGATAGTTGGCGTCGTGAGTACCGGGCTTGTGAGTGTCTTATTAGTGAGTGTGTCGGTTGTGTCCCTACCAACAAGGGTATCAGTAGTCGCTGGCAGGGTCAGTGTGATGTCCCCGGCTGGCGTATTAGATGTAATAGTAGTTTTATTGCCGCCCTGGTCTAAGGCGATCGTAGATTTGTCTAGCTCAAGCGAGCCTGCAATACGCAAGGGAGCCTCCTATCCTAGAGCGAATGGGGGCCGAAGCCCCCGAGTAGATTACTTAATACCACATTCCCACGAAGCGAGAGTTGTAACATTACTTCCTGTTTCGCCGTCTAGGGCAACAAACGGGATAATAGTATCTCCACTATCGAAGGTGAATGGGGCGCTGGATAGGTACTCAGTCCCGCCAACATAGAATCTAGTGGCACCATTATTATCGACTTCTACTCGAAGTACGAAGTTATCACCGTCAGTCCAGTTAAGGGTTGTGTCGGTGTCTACTGAAGTACCATCTGCGTTCAGGTCGTGGCTTGTGTAAATGTCGTCAGAACCATCCTTGTATAAGGTGGCATAGTCACTATAGGAAGCTGGAGCAGTGTAAGTCTCTACCTTGCGCCATCCTGCCCATAGACCAGTAAGGTTTGCTACAGTTACAACATCAACATCTGTCTCGAAGTAGATAGTCTTGGCACCAGGGAAAGAGCCGACAACATATGCTGACCGCGCCTCTGCTGTGTTACCATTGGTTACTTCAATATCAGTGTGGTTGTTAGCCGCAGCGGTAGTAAGAGCAAGTCCACTTGCCGTTTGGTAAGGACCAAGTACAGTGGGAGTGCCATTGACTGCTTCGATATGCATCTCGTAGGACGCTTTGCCGGTACTGAAACCAAGGGTCTCATCTCCAGCTAGTCCAGTATAAGCTGTACCGTCTGTGTTGTCCAGAGCGGAGCACACAGGGGCCTGTTGAAAATCATCCTCAATATTCTGGTTTTCGCGAATCGCTTCGGCTAGTTTCTTTTCTCGGTTGTTTAAGGCTCGGTTATAACTGCCTGGATTGTCCGATTCAATCCCTAGAGGTATACGTGACATTTAAATCTCCTTGTTAGCGCCAGCCCCACATCGACCAAGGTTCATCGGTGAGGTCTGCTGTGAATTACCCAGGAGAGACAACCTCCCCCAGGTTTTAGTTAATTGTACCAGATAGCCCCCGAAGTGTCAAGGACTATCTGTAAGTGGTTGATTATACAGTAAAATTATGGATAGTACCAATTGCGGCTGCGTGAACAGCCTTAAGGGCACCATCACCTTCCATGTACGCGCGGATACGTCTTTCGTGTCCACCGTTAGAACTTGGATTCAAGTGAAACTTGGCTCCACCTTCAGGCTTAACGAACTCGAAGTCTCCACCAGAGTACTGAAGAACATCGCCTTCAGGCACAACGATAATGCGGTCTTTTCGGCAGAATTCGTCTGCTTCAAAAACAACATCATTCTTACCATGGCGGTATCCTAGAGAATCCGTACCACGTCGGTTGTCTTTAACACTGTGGAAGCGTCGATCGACTTCACGGCTTTCAATAAGGGCATCAAGAGTTTCCCAAGCCATCATCGCCTGAGAGTACTTATATCGTCCCTGACCAACGGCGATCATGATCTTAGACATCAACTGTTGGAAGTCCTGAGAATCAATCGGATTACCACCGGCATCACGACGAGTACCAGCCAAAGCACCACTCATAGTTAGGCCATGTACGGTACGTCCATCATCCTCACCCAAAGACTCAAGACCTACTAGATCTTCAGACGCGGTATTGTATTCTGAGATAGAACTCAAGTTAGGAATAGTGGTTTGGATGTCTCGGTAAACGCGAGAATCACTATCAACAGTACCCACAGTAGCAACAGCGATTTTTACATCAGAGCTATCAAAGGCGCGAAGAGTAACGGTGTTAGCATCACGATCCTTAGATTGTACTGTGTAGTAATCTGGAGTCGCCGCTGGAGAGTTAACAGTCTCCGCAGTACCAGCACTATTGTGCAAGGCAACCTTATCACCAAGCTCAATCCAACCGATGAAACCGCGAGCAGTATCGGCGGAAGATAGAGTTAGAACAAGATCGTCAGTTCCACCTAATGCAGCACTAGCAACCTGGCCGATACAGCCAGTACCGTCACCATATGCAGCACGAGAAAGTTGACGACTTAGGGCGATAGTCTTGCAGCGAAGTTCTTCGGCAAGAGGCTCACCATAGCGAGAGAAGTCACTCATCGCCTTAGAAATCAAGGTACGCTCAACGTCTACAGTCAACGCGAAGTCTTTGTAGTTCATTGTACCTTCGTTGATAGTCGCCTGAGATGCTGAAGGATACGCACCACCAGTTACAGGAACGAAACCTACAGCCGCAGCACCATATGCACTACGAACCAAGAATCGTTGTTCCCGACCTTCGGCTGGACCCTTCTTCTTCTTTTTAATCATTTCCCAAATTGGGGAATCTTCGGACAAGTTGTTGTATACACCGTTTTGTGATACAATTTTTAGATAGTTACCTAGGGTTAAGTCCCCAGCTACACCAGCTGCCATAATATTAGTCTCCTGTTAGTTTTAATAAACGGCTATTTACTCTTAAAGCCTCTGACTGCTCGGTTGAACAACGTGAGGGGGTCCAATTTGGTGAGTTCGCGTTCTACCTTACCGTCGTAGTTTCTAGTAGCAGCAGCCTGTGCCCGTTTAGTCGCGCTCTCACGCTTCTGGGTTGAGACTTCTTCTACCTTCTTATCTACTGCGGTATTGTAGGCAGACTTCAGTGCAGATGCGTTCTCTTTGAAAGCCTTCTCGATCATCTTCTGGGTCAACTTGCCGTAGCGTTGTTGATACGCCTTAATATCATCGACTGAACTTTGCCAGAGCATCTTTTTGATCCGAGAGGTAGTTGCTGGGTTGTCTGATACTGGGACTTCATACTTCTCGTACTCACGTCTCAGCTTAGACTGCATATCTGCCTTCTCGGTCTGATACATCCGATCTTCAATCTGCTTGGCCTGTGCCTCCCGCTTCTGTCGTTCCTTCTCGTGCAGACTCTTCACTCTTGCGAGTTCATTTTCGTAGTCTAACACGCGACGTTCTTCTTCAGATGCGTTGCGGTACTGGTCTCGCTTCTCCACCTCGGCTGCAATGAATTCCTCATAGTTTTTACCTGTGATGATTTCAAACGCCTTAGCATGGTCATCCCGAATTGCTTCCAACTTATCCCAATTTGCTTTGTATGGTTTATACTCTTCCAGTTCTGCCTGGGCTTGTTTAAACTTACGCTGCACTTTGGCTTTGTCAGAGAACGCTTTTCGAGCGCCGTCAAGTAATGGTAGTTTTTGTTTAAGTTCCTCGATACCTTGCTCGTCGAGCTTGAATTCTACTTCTTCGCCGTTGGCTTTGTAGGTGAAGGTCGTGGGTGCGCCTACCTCGGATACTTCATCTTCGCTAACTAGCTCGTCAGTTGATTCTTCGACCTCATCGGTCTGCTCTTGCTCGATATCTTCCTTTGTAACACCGAATGGCTCATCTGTGTCCCAAAAATCGCTCTCGACTTCGATATCTCCGTCGTCCAGAGTAGATGCTGGTTCCTCGATTGCCAATTCACTTTCCAACTGCTTTGAATCCGCTAATGCCGCCTGTCCTGCCTGCTGTAATTCACTGGGGTCTAATGTCAGTTCATCCTTAACTGCCATGTTTCCTCCTCGGCATCCCAATAGGGGTAGCCCTAAAATATAATTAAACCGCTGATCTCAGCCCTACGCTGGGGTACAGGGTATCCTGGGTATAAAAAGAGTATATAGGTATATTATATCAAATCTTTAACTGTTTGTCAAGGAAAAAATTAACCTAGAGGCATCATAGGCGTTGCTCCACCCATTTCTGGTGGCATAGCCCCGCTAACCCCTGGAGATCCTGGGAGTTCTGCTGATCCTCCGGCTGGAGCCTGCTGTGTAGCAGACAATTCCTCGCGCTCCTTAACGTGCTGGCGGATTAAGGTCTTCAGATCTTCCTCTAAATCCCGAAATTCGGCAGATTCAAGGTAGTCATAGGCATAATCCAGTCTGCCCTGGTGTTCTTCCATCTCGTGAGGCGGAATATACTCCTCGATGCCCTCACGATACTTGGCAACCATCTCCTCAAACACCTCTCGCTGGCGATCCCTGGACATTTGTATGCGATCATACACGCCCTCAAGGTCATTTAACTTCATGTGGTGGAGGATCTGCTTAGGACTCATGCCTGCTTCCTGGAGCAAGGGTTTGAGCAGCATCAGGGCCTCTCGTTTCATGTTTGGATCAAGCGGCAATGAGGCACCATACTCCACAATTACGTCGGTATTGCCTGCGATATCTGCGCCCTTGATCTTCACGGCGTCCAGGGCGTGTTCTTTGCCCGTTACCCGGATGATCCTTGGCTCTGTCCAGTTCTCGCGAACCAATCCTAGGAAGTCCCTGTAGAATGATTGCACGGCCATGGAGTATTTCTTGAATAGTCGGCGATGGATCATAGTACCAGCTTCGATGGCTGTCTGCTGCGATACGGCAGATTGCTCTCGTCGTTGGATACCCATCATACTATCGTTGATGCCATACAGCTCCTGGATTGCCAGTACCAACTGGTCCCTGAAGCGCCAGATATCCTGCATAAGGGTGGGGGCATTGATGAACTTGGGCTCTCGATCCCCACTGTACTTGATGTAGTCCCAGGTGGAGTCAGAGATGGCCTCGTCCTCAATGTCGGCGGTCTCGTGGATTGCCATGCGAATAACACCGTGCGCTTGGATGTTGTCCAAGATCGAGGAGTCTAGGCGGTTAAGCATATCCTGCAAGCGAGCCACGTACTCGACGATTGACTTGCCGTATACATGCTCGTCCTGGTCGATGTAGGTGAATATGTGGTAGGGTAGGTTCTTCTGGTAGTGGGGATTTGACTCAGGTTCTCCGATGACCTCGCCAGTCTCCAGGAAGAACGCATGACGACCAGCCATACCATTCACTGGCAGGGCCTTCTCGTAGTACTCATAGATAACTACTGAATCATCCCAGTCCTCGTGAGGTTTATCCTCCATTAAGGATGAGCTATCGGAGGTGGATTGGTTCTCGACCGCCTTTTTGATCTGCTCCTCTTGGTCTGGAAATCTGAACATCGCCTCTTCAATAGGCATCTGCAAGCGCTCAAACATAAAGCGCACTTCCTTGGCTCGGCGAGCGTCGGGGTCTAGCCAGATATCCTCAGTCGCGGGGCTGTATGCGTAAATATCCCCATTCAGGATAATATCATTAGTCTCTTCATTGAAGTCATGGACATCGCCACGATCGGCATCCCATACCTGCTTGAGGTATCCTGTACCATACTTCAGGGTCTTGAGGCTCATCTGGTCCACAAGGTCTTCCATGTCCAGGTCGATACGTCCATAACGTACCAGCCGGTCGGCCATGTCTGCTCGTTTCTTGTCGATGGCGTCTGTTGAGGCAGGTCGGGCAATCACACTAGGGGGGTTCGCCGAGAGCTGCGAGTGCAGGAAGCGGAGATACTTAAAGGCAAAGTTGATCCCGATCTCGGAGTCACCTGAATCTACCTGCCCACCTTCTAGCTCCACACTGTCCGTGAAGGTGATATTAACTTGGTCGGTGTCCCTGGCGGTGGCGTTGTCCACGATATATTTGTTTCGCATCCACTGCCCCTCGAACTGCTGCCTATACCGGCGAGCTGCATCGAAGCGCTTCTTCAGGTTATTCGACCAATCTTCTGGTGTCCACGACTGTACTCGGGCCACTATTTCCTCCTCAGCTTATTGCGCATAAGTAGTTTATAAATTCTCTTCTCGTAGGCTTTTAGGTTATGCCGCTCTTGCCTCAGTCCCATCCACTGTATCCCATTGAGAGCGAATAGGAATAGCCCTAGGTAGTATAGTAGCAGTGGGTCTCGCAACATTACGCCTCCATCGGTTATTCTTGCGCTTCATCCGTTTCATCTGAATCTTATTCTCTTTGATTTTGCGCTGTTTATTCGCCATCTTTAACGCCTCGTGATATGTTTTCGGAGGCGGATTCTTTGGGGGCTTAGGCAAATTATCTAGGGCATACTGTAGGCAATCCAGCAGGTGGAATCTACTCGCCCCGACGATCTTATCATTACCAGTCTCAGACCACTGGCAGGTCACAAACTCTTCAATCAGCAGTCGGCACCAAGGAGAGATCTGGATACGACCCTCATACAACGACTCCTGAACATTCTTAATCAATTCTTTCTTACGATCGTTCTTCTTATAAACGCCCATGTAGACTCGACCACGCTTGGCCGCTTCCTTGATGAACCACGCCTCATGGGGGTCAGATACCCGTCGAACGATATTATAAGGTGAGGTGATCTTCTCCAAGTCTTTCAATAAATCTGACGCCGCGGCACCGTTGATGTACCTCTCAAGCACTACCCACCAACGCCCTGGCAGATGGGGGTCCTCGGCGAGCAGAAGTAACCCAGCCTTGCCACTTGCCGCTGGATCTATAACCTCAATATGCCTCCACCCCGGAGAGTGTCCGTTAGGCTTAGATACATCACGACTCTCCGTGAAATCATAGACCGCGAACTCACCTGCAAACCACTCGCCGAACAAGCGACATCGGCGCTCAGCCTCGGGTAAGTTAGAATACCGGGCCAAGATCTCATCCTCGCGCCCCTTGTAAATCGGATTGTCCAGCATAAAGAGGACAAACTTTTTACCTACTGTTGGGTCCATACTCTCTACCCAACGCTTGACATCTGGGTTTCGGAGCAGCGGAGTAAAAGTCACGAGCATACGCCCATTGTTTGCCTGCACCCTAGTCTGCAATTCTGATAGCAGTGATACCGAGTCAGGCATTTCGTCTACCCACACAAAGTCTGCAACATAACCCTGAGCCTTCTCACGGGCAGAGTTAACATCGTGGTGAGACATGAAGATGATTACTACATCGTCATCCACAGCCTCCACTCGTCGAAGGGAGTTACCCGAGCGGATCTCTTTGTATGAGCCGGAAGGCAGAAAGGGTTTAATCTTCGAGCGCCAAAGTTCCGACTCAACCTGCTCTCCAACTCGCCCAATAACGAGGATCTTAAGTGATCTCTTCTGAGGGTTAAAGGTAGGGTGTTTTCTTTGAAACAGCCAGGAAACTTCTCGTCCACCGAGCTGAGATTTTCCTGTTTGGTTTGCTGCGACAACGCATCGTGTGTAGGTGTCGATCGCGGCATCAATGATCTCCTGCTGCTTAGCATAGGGACGTGACGTAGGGTCTTCTGGATTGATACAATCATCCATCTCCAGAGCCTGCAACTTTCGCATAGCTGCGGCAAGTCTACGTTTACGTTCTTCTGTACTCACTACTTGCGTTTGCCTTTTACCTTGGCGACTCGTTTTAAAAGTGATTCTTCAGGCTGCTCTGCTTTAAACGTACTAAGACCATCATCATCCAAGGCTTTTTGAAATCGGTCAAAGAATGCCGTCTCTCCACACTCGCCCATGTCCATAACTTCAACACCAGGCAGCTGGATCTCTACTCGCCACTGAGGACCAAGCTTCGAGTCCATTTCGCGCATGGCCTCTTTCTTGCGTCCCTTGTGATCCTTCAGGTGATTAGCCCGAGCTAGGGCCTTCTCATATAATTGTTTGAGCTTCTCAGCTCTTTCCATTTCCTCTTGCATTAGAGACGCCTTGATACATACACATTCGAGACTGTAGCAGTATCACCAGCCCCAGTGATGCAAACAACACGAGCAAGTGGCCAAGTAGCCGTATCAGTACCATCATACACGTTATTCTCAAGTTCGTAAACTAAAGTTGAAGCTCCGGGAGTAGAGTTGGCTGCGGTAATAGTCCCTGCTGTACCATCATCCTCATCCTTTGGTACTACATCCTCAACAACACCACCTACAAGTTGGGTCATTGTCATTGTTCCGTCAGCCGCAGTATCATCACTAGTGATCACCAAGGTAAATCCAGAGATACCATCAAAGGCAGCTTCAAAGGCAGCGGCAACATCAGCAGCGGTAGTATCACCTGAGATATCAGCTTGCGCCTTATTAGCAGACGGGATTGCAGCCCAGATAGCTCCGGTAGGTTCAGCCGAGGAACCAGTCTTATCGGCGGCAACAGCCCACTGAGTGCCTGAGGTGTCCTCAAGAACAACGTAATCTCCATCGCCTGTGTTAGCTTGGGTATCGAACGTCAAAGTCTGAACTGCGGCAGTGGTAGATAGATTAGCTGTCTGAACTGTAGCCCAAGTAGTCCCGCCGTCATAGCTATCCTGTAATGCTACACTCATACCAGTCGTCTCTTCGATCAAAGAAAAAGTCACCTGTACTAGAGTATTCAAGGAATCAGCTGCACTCATAGCAAATTTACCTGTTAGATCATTCGTAGAAGCTGCTGAAACACTGGCTCCTCCACTTTGTAGTAAGTCTCTTACTGAATAGCCATTAGCCATTTATTTATTCTCCTGCTTTAAGGTGTATCAGAGGTATAAGCCTCTATCTCCATATTAGTTAAAGTTCCATTAATACTATTTACTAGGTCACTCTCTATGGGAAAATTACTACTATCATTTAAGCCCCACCAAGATAAGAGATTACTTGATGCACTATGGTTTGTAGGATCTGCTGGATCACCTGAATTATATAGTTCTGACACTTCCGAGCTAGACAGTTCCTTATCCCATACAGTTACCTGGTTCAATTCGCCAGAAATCTCGAATGCCGTCCCTCGACTACCTATAGTTAGTGGATCGGTTACTGTCCAGTTATTCAAACTAGATGAGGTTGGAGCCGGTTCTGCGCTACTATTGATATAAGCTGTAAGTCCATTCATGTTAGACCCACCAGCATAGGTTAAACAAATGTGATACCATGTAGCAGAGCTAAGTGTAGTAGTGAAAGTATGGGTGCGTAAAGTACCTGAGGCTCGAACTTGTGTAAATAATTTACCACTTGCGGTGTGCTGTAAACTATACCCGTATACATTAGCATCCTGGGAAGTCTTGGCGATCAACGCTCTTTGGGCTGCTAAGTTATTGGCCTTAAACCAAAAAGACCAACTAAATGCAGTAGCAGCTCCGAAGGTGTAATTATCCCCTAAATTAATATACTCATCAATACCATTAAAGGACAGCGAATTTAAATTCACAAAATCCCCAGGAGTACTAGATACCTCATTAGATAATGTGGCTTCTCCCGCGCCTCCTAAAGTAGTGATACTATAATAATAAGTAGTGCCGTTGGTCAATCCTGTATGTGTATAAGAGGACTCACCTGAGTCGACTTCAATCTTCGTATCCGCCGTAGTTACAGAACCAGCTACATTAAAATAAATATGGTAGCGTATAGCATTAGGTTTTTGCTCCCAGCTTAAAACAACCTGCTCATTGCCTGGAACTGAGCTTAAGTTAGTAATAGCCGTTGGTAAACTTCCTACCGCCCCTCTATTAAACTCTTCATTTGAGTTGATAGGTAACACAATTGTTTTTGTATTACTCATCCACGATGCCCCTCAAAAAGCAGGGAAGCCGACCCTGTACTAACATTATTTGAAGTGAAATCTAATCGTATATAGCGAGTAGTAAATTTTGTAAATTCCCAAATTTGGGCAGAAGTTGCTCGTGTTATAGTGATACCCCCATCCGCGCCACCGAAGTCACTCCAGTCGATTGAATTATTACTACCTTGAATAATTACCCTCGCGTTAAAGGCATCTAGGTCAGCCCAATCAAACTGTATAGAACCTTGAGTTAAGTACCTGACATCAATCCCCTCAGATTGGAAATCATTACCATCCAGTATATAATCTTCAGTATATACAAAAACTTTGGGGCTGTCTGTACCCATTATAGTAACTTCACTGTTTTGTGTAAAGCGTGTTCAAGGGCTACAACAATACCCTCTTCATCCTCTTCACCTAGCTTACTACTCCAACCAGTAACATGGAGTGCTGCATGTATGATTTCGTGTAGTAAGACTCGTTCTCGATCTTCACCCTTTGTGCTAGAGTGAACTTTAATTAAAAATTTATAACCCTCTGTTGTTCCGAGGGTATCGTTGGGCAGATCGTCGGTGTAGTCTATCTTGAATGGGTATCCCAGTATGGTAACTTCTTTCTTGTTCTTCATTTGGTTGCTCCTGTGCTAACTCGTCGAGTATCCGACTAACCATATCCGCTCCTGCACCCTCTGGCACACCAAACGATTTACGGGTCTTCTGCACTGCCTTACTCGCCATCTGCCGCCTCTAATAGTTTAGGAGCTTCAGTCTGGATATATTCTCGTAGCTCATCCTCATTCATCTCGGCAACATCCTTATCCTTATACTCCACAATCTTGTGCTTGGCAGGCTGGTAGCCCGAGTACTCTAGGATAGTCTTTGCTGCGCTGATTTGGTCGGAGGCTCTAACCTCTTTGGATGGACCCACTTCTGGGGCTTCAATAATTTCGATAAGACGTGAGATGGCGGCTTCCGCGCCCGATTCAAGGAGTTCCCGATTCGAGTCACGGTTAGCCAGCCAATCTCGAAAATTTGGATCTTGCATCCATGCCCTGACCGTGCGGCTACCTGTGAGGTTCGCGATACGCTCGGGGGTGAGGTTCTCAATTTTAATCATAGGGTTATTGGCCAATAGCTTATGCAGCTTGGCCTTAATCTTCCGCTGCGGTGCAGAAGGTCTCCAGTTGTCATCCAACGGGATCAGTTTACTCATCTTCATCCCATTCAAATTCGATTGTATATGAGTCATCCAGCAGAGTCTCGGCATGGTGCCTGTATACCAATACGTGATACGTGCCCTCATCGGTCTCAATTGGGCAGACTAGGCACGGGAATTCATCGGGAAAGGAATCTGGATCATCACTCACAGCACCCTCCCACTCGTCCTGACTCTCCATGAGGGTCCATTGGTTGGGCAACAGTAGCCGGATCACATCACTCATCCTCAATATCCTCTCGTAAGACCTTGGCCGAGTCAGTTCGGCTCAGTTCTATGACGCCATATTCAATAATATCAATACGTTCTGTCGGATCAAGGCGCTCGTTGTGCAGTTCCAGCTTCAACTGCCTCCTGTTTCGGTAGAGGCGGCTCCGGCGGCCCTGGTCAATGTAGTGTATCTGGTATGCTCTCACGCAGACTCCTGCCATTATATACTATATATTATACCATAATCTGACACTGTTGTCAAGCCCTAAATATTCAATGGTTTCGCTAGCTTAATTCTGGCGATCCCACGAGTGAGGTGTAATTCGTCAATCATAAGCAATCTTTCAGCATCTCGGAGGTATTCTCGTAGCCTCGACGGGGGGATATTGTTAGCCTTGCAGCAGGCAGCAGTATCCAGCACAAAGTACCCCGGTGCCAGCTTGTCGATGTAGGGCAGATCCCCGTACAGCATATAGCATACGAGGCGGTATGACCAAAACTTATCCACTACTTCTGCCTCCTGAGCCCCAGCAGTACCTTGGCCGGTGTCCGTCCACCCTCACGCACCTCATAGCGGATAATCATCGTATCTGACAGCTCCGGGTGCCGGGAGATATGAGCTCGTAGCGAGTTGAGACTCTCCCAGAATTTATCCTGCCCGGATATACGGTACAGTACCTCAATCTTAGATCTCTTCTTTCCGAACATCAATAAACTCCTTGTCACTCTTAAGCAGGAAACACACACGGGCGGCGATTGGTATCTCATATGACCAGTAATTGTGGGTTCTTCGATCCGTACACCAGTAGGTTCCTGGGGCATTCTGATCCTCCAGGATATACATATCACGCTCTAGGCACTTGACCAGCCCCACACAGGCTTGGGTTGCCTCCTCCTCGGTGGGGTGGTAGGTAGTGGCACATGAGGCCAGCAGTAGGGGTATTAGAAACTTACCCATGATGATTCCTCCACTTATGCTCAACATAGGTGGGAGCCTTGTCCATGACTCGGGACATATCGCCATACAAATGCTTGTATAGTTGCTGCCACTTAAAAGCCTCCTGTTGGGCTCGTGCGATGTTCTCAGCCATTTCCACTAACTCTTGCTCCTTAGCAGCCACCTTTCGCCTAGCCTCAGCTAACTTAGACTTATAATAATCTATATCATCCATCCCATACCTCCATTAGCTTGGGGATCACGACCTCAGGATCGGCGCAGCTGCCGGTGTATATGGTATCTCCGCTCTCGATGTCACGTATTGCGAGGTATTCCAGGTGCGGTTTCCAGTCCATGTGCAAGCTATGCCTCTCGCAGAAGGCTCCTAGTCGTGCTGCCAGGAGCTCCTCGTGAGCTAGTACCTCGTCGCGGGTACGTTGCTGTGAGAAAAAGTTCCTACTCATTATAGCCTCCCCTCAAAACCTCTTTCACTTCTTTCCAAGCCCTCTCCTCTTCATCCGACAGAGACCATAGAACTCCCTCATAGGTATTATGCTCCACATGCTCCATAATGAGATTAAGCACCACCCAAAGAGAATTTAGGGGTATTGTCGTTGGTTGATTACTCATCGTTTCGACTCCGTTAATATAATATAAGAAATAAGGCCCCAAATGGTGATTTAAGTACTCGAAAACTCGCAAGCACCCCAGCAATATAACTATACCACACACTCCGATACCTGTCAAGGAAAAGATACAGGTTAGCCACATCACAGCGCAGCGAGGATAAGGATATCAGAGGGTTAGCAGAAAGTACTTGACAACAGAAAAAATAGATGGTATAATAGTATTAAGAGAAAAAGATAATTATAAGCTTCTATCCTTCCTCATCTCTCTGATCATCTCCATAAACTTACATCTCCTACATTCTCCATACCACCGAGGCATCCTCCAGTCAGGATCAATTGCGAGACCTATCATATACTCACACCCGAAACACTTAAGCAGGTAATTATATTTAATATAGTCATATCCATCAAATTCCGGGATATCGGCAATACTATAATGAGGTTCGTCACACTCCGGGCATGATAAGGGCACATATCGTCGTTTGCCGTAGAATACCTTAGTCATCCCCAAGCCCTCCAGACCACCCATCCCAACAAAATCAGAGACCCAACCAAGAGACCTAAGAGTATCCGACCTGTCCGTATCTGAGACTGGAGGAATGCAGCTTCATCCTGGGTGAGTTGAGTGGATTTGAAGATATCAGAGGATAAGATGCCGTGAGAAGCTGGGTGCCTAGACGATAACTCACCATAACTCTTATTGATAATGATTCTCAATTTGGGAGGCTTCTGGTCACTCATGGTCTAGTTCTCCCGTATACCACTCAGTTGCCCATTTGGCTGCCACAAGTACAATCCCCATAATCAACCAGAACAGACAGACCCCTAAAAATATCTGGCTAACAGGGCTAAATAAGAGACCTGCCACTAACCCTCCTGCCACCAACCCCACCATAAGCTTCTTAAGTCGATTGATCATTTGAATCCCTCAGCCTGCTCTTAGTATATTGATATTGTTTCTTTATTCCCAGGTGTTCGCCAATCAAATACCCGCTGATGAACCCACTGATGAATCCTAGAATCAACCCGACAAAATATATAGTCATCTCTCTCCTCCGTCTTTGTCTTATTAGTATATCATCTGCCATATAACCTGTCAAGGATAAAATACAGGTAGCACCCCCCTCCGTGGACCGCTACCTCACCCTAACCTACTGGAATTATTGGACAATCAGGAGAGCCCACATCCAAAAAAAGTGACATACGGAGGATCCAAAAAAATGTGGAGGAGTAAATCATTAAAACCGGATGGGGGTATGGTCCCACTTACCCATGTCAGCTTTCTAACAGGGGTGAGATTACCCAATTTGAGGAGATTTGAGAGTGGGTGGGAGGGATATATACGTGAGGAAGTAACTAAGTTTACCCATTACCATACCATACATTCTGCCATACATGCACATAACGCATAACGAGGACGCCACTACAGCGCCCCCGATCGACTATCTTTACATCACCCTCACTGGGTATATTTACTCATGATACACCTCCTCTGTCATTTCTACCCAATGGTCATTTTCCAGTCTATCTATTATATTCTCTGCTGCTGCTGCTGCGTCTCCTATATTACTTTGTTCTTCTGTCACCTTATAGGCATTTCCCCAGTCATTTACATACCTTATCACACCTCGATATCTATCCCTATACTCATTGTATTCGATCGTGTAGGTATATCTACTCATCCCATCACCCTCCACGCGCCTATCATCATGCACAAGACGCATATGTATACCACCGATACCATCACCATGCAACCTACCGTCATTGCTACCTTACCCATGTTTCACCTCCTTCGCGTCTGCCACATGCCCCCAGTCACGCATGATACAATCTCTGAATTCCAGAATGATCTCAGCAGCATTACCTTTATGTTGTTCGTGTTGGCGTATCCACTCACAGGCATAGTCTATTGCCCTAAGATCACCATATATCTTTGCCATATCATTTGCCAACTCATATGCCTGATTGATTACCCACTCATAGTGTGTCATAATGTATTTCCTTTCGTGTCGGCTGCATTGCCGAGTTGCCTTACACATTGCAGCTACCTTGCCAACCTTGACTCTCTCCCCTAACTCCCTGATATTCCAGCTCTTTCTTTTGGCATAGCTCTTGCTTCCCTGTCAGCCAGCTTGACACTCTCCCCATTTTTCCCTGTAATTCCGCTTGACACCCTGTCCAATCCTTGTGCGGTTGGGTATATCTGCCCATGCCCTCACGCGCGTACTCTAACATAAGTAGCCCATAACACTCGAGAATCACAGGGCTTTTTAGGTCTAGTGTCGAGACTTTGGGCACTGTCAAGGAACCTAACAGCCCGGAATCACAGGGTTTGGGTACATTTACCGATAGTTTTCCTTGACAGTATGCAACATTCGTGCCACAGCTAACTCCGCGAAATGACAGGGAAACGGGAACTTGGCACGGCGCTGGCAATAAAAACGGCGACCCCGACAAACGGGACAACATAATGGAGTGTGACATGCAGACCAAAGAGCGCATGCACCAAAGGGAACAGCTTGACTATGACATACCCGATCGGCGGTACGAGTTATGTGCCGAATCTAACAGGGGACGTTCAAGGAAAGGTGAAACCGTAAGGTGCAAGGAACATAGCCCGACAAGGCGATCAACACAAAGAGCAAAGGCCCAAGCGCGACATGGACAGCTCTGTGAGTGGGTAGATCGTAGGGAACAACGAAGGCAAGACAGACGAGAGCGGCGCATGGCAATGCGACAGCGACGGAGGGTTGCCTAACATGAAATACAGGATCTTAGTACATCCAAGTACCGGATGGTACAGGGCACAGTACAAAGACGAGGGGGTGGGAAGTTGGTACGATTGTTATCAACATGCCTTATACAAACAAGAAGAAATTGCTCATAAGGCAATTGAGGAACATAAGGAAAAACTGATCTCGGTATCGGAACCTTGGGTTATAACATGGAGAAATTACTGACATAAAGGAACAGCGATGGGTAAATACCAGAAGGTTGTTACTATCACTAACCGAAATGGAGCTTACTATAATTTCTGGAATACTCCTGGATCACAGGGCTCTATGCAACAAATGGTGAATGATGGATGGAGAGTAGTACATGTTAAAGATGACTCTAAAAGGAGAGAAGCAGTAGTAATCTTTGAACGATACGACTAACATATAACAGCCCTACCCGGCGACGCTGCGGATTATACAGCGGGGGCAGTACCAAGGTATACGTGCCATTCCTATCTCAAGGAACCAGCATGTGATCTTGCCTTATAACCGCACAGGAACCTACCACCTTGCGTGTGTCTTGGTACTGCGGGCTCCTTTAACTATTAAACCTAGGAGACTAACATGAAGCTACGATTTGCAGGGAAATGTGATGATTTGTTCGATGCCTCTATTATCAATGAAGAGGGAAAGGAAGTTAGTTTTTATGAAGGTTACCCCTTAGATTGCCTCGGTGATTGGGGTATGCTAAGTTTAACCATTGATATTAAAACAGGCAAGGTTGTTGGGTGGGAAGGTTTATCCACAGCAGATCTAAAGAGATTCTTAGGAGACTAACATGATCGACTTAACTAATATGAGTATGCAGGAAATGTTCGACCGTATGTGCTACGGCCTGAAGTCACAGGACTGGGAGCCTTGTATGACAACTACTGGTATATGTGTATATGATGGTCCGAATAATACACACTGCGCAATTGGTTGGTTAGCACCAGGGCAATTAGGAGAAACTCGTAAAAGCTTTCATACCTTAGACTTTGAAGGGGAGATTAGCACTAACCCTGATTTTAGGGATTTTTTGATGGAGGCTCAAAATAATCATGATATTAACTATGACTTCATGAGAAAGAACTTTAAACACCTTGCCACAAAGTATGATCTCAAGTGGCCCTTTAACGACTAGGAGGCAAGCGATGCTGAGTGATAAGGGATTAGAAAGATGTCCTAACTGTAATACAACAGAGCCTCCAGAGTACAAGCATTTAGCTGGCGACCTTAAATTAGTATGCCTTTGTGGCTTTAGTACTCCTTGGTACCCTGTTACATGGAACAACAAAAACGATGGCTTTGAATTGTGTGAAGAATGGTGGAATAAGCAATTTAATAAAGAGGCCGAAATAGCTCTGCTGTGCTCAAGGCTAAAGGCGGCGGATCGGTTGGCTGAAGCTTCTCGTTCCTACTTAAAAAGCAGAGAGCTACTGAGTGATCAAAAAGAAGTAGACTGGGATTTATTTGACGATTGGTGTGTGGCCCTCGAAGCATACCGCAAGGCGAAGGAGGGGAGTGATGCTTAAACCTGGAGATGTATTCCGGCATGAGGATGAGAACGAAACCCTTGTGGTAGTATCAATGGGTGATGAGTTAAGGTATATGTGGTTGGAAGGTGGCGAAACAGGTTGGTTTTTCCGAGTAGCCGCAGCTGCTGCATTTGATCCTGACAATACTACAGTATTCGAGGATTACAATTATCTCGGCAACCTAAAGGATCTCAACCTTACCATCAACCCAACTCCGAGAGAGTATCAACCTGGAGATCGTGTTGTATTGAGAGATGATTTAGTTCGAGGTGAGAATTATTCTCATACAGAAGGAGGGAGAGACGGCTATGTAACAGGAATGGCCTTCCCTGGGAGCACCGTGACACTAAGGAGTAATGATTCGGTGGGATGGCGTATTGTAGGAGAGGGTTACCATTACCCAGATTCAATGTTCCTTAAACTAGCTGAAGGAGACTAACATGGATCAACAGTATATGGCTCTGCGAATCATTCAAATGCGTAAGTGGCGGAATGCTCGACTACAGGATCTCGTTGCTGTTTGCCTAGCCGGTGAACTACACCTCAAATGGAGTGAAGTAACTAACCTAAATATCAACCAATGGCGTGAACTTCAACAGGAGGCCAACAATGATCAACTTATTACAACTCGGTAGCTGCCTAATTGTATCAGCCGAACTTCGCAGTGAGTTTGCCAAAGATAACCGGCACCGTACAGTGCTGATGGCGAACCGCTTGACAGAACTGGGTGTACCATTTATGATGGTGGTCGGTGCTTATCAAGAAGTTGAAGAAACCAGCTTTGTTGTGCCTTTATCGGCTACTAAGACAGTGGCAACATTAGCCAAGAGCTTCGGACAAGAGAGTTATTTGGAGATCTCCAATGGCAAAGGTATACTATTCTTCGGAGAGGGTCGGACAGAACCATTAGGGCAGTTAACTTGCGGCAACTCTTATGTTTATAACTCCAACTATACCTATGATGTGACCAACGGTGTATACTATACATTCAGTTAGGAGTATCTAATGCTTGAGATTAATTTATTCCTTATCTTTGCCATATGCTGTGGCATATCACTAGTCATAATGGAGGGTTAGTATGGAAGCTGGAGATATTTATAAGGCACAGGGCATGTATGTTATGATGTCTAAAGGATTTGATTCAGATAAATGGGTTATTACTATAATAGCTGGAGAACACGCTGGTAAGCTTGATGCTTATGGAGGTAACTACCTGATTGAAGGAGCTGACCACGTTCATATCCTACGCTACTTAGAAACCGCAACCTACATCGGTCACATCTCAGAACTGGAGTTCGATCATGTCACATCATAACTACCGAGTCCTTAACCAGAGGCTCGACGGTAACCAACTGCAATTCCTTGACATTGAGGTAGAGCTGGGTGAATTCCTCTGCCAATACCAACTGCTGCCCGGTGGCTTCAAATACTATGGAGCGCACAAACCAAAGGACTCTGGCGTAGAAGGCAACAGACTGTACCAAGCCTTATCAGGACTACCTTTGGATGACCCTAACCGACCAGACCATATACCATATGATCACATCCCGGTATTGATGGACATATGGAACGAACAGGTCGAGATCTTCCAACGAGCTACAAAGGAGCGCAAGCAATGAGAGCTGGAGATATATGGAAAAGTCGCTATGGCACTAAATGGTTAGTTATAATGAGAATGGAGGGTGACTTTGGTATTGTAACATTAAGTGGTAGCTCTTTTTGTACTTTGGACGTATGGCAAAACGAATGGGACACAGCAGAAGTCCTTCGGCCTTTTCTACAAAGAAACGCAATCTATCTAGGTAACCTATCAGAATTGGAGATACAATATGCCTGATATATTTACGGTACTCGAACAAATGGCAGGACGAGCACCATCTCAAGCGACCACTGCCGAACAGGAAACCGGCGAACTGGTCAAGCCCCTTCGCCTTAACATGGAGAGGATTGCTAACGCCACAAACCCTTATGAACACTTCACTTATGGTTTTGAGCTGGAGACTCAAGCTACTGAAGGTATCACCGAGAGTTCCTTAGCTGACCATCACCACGATGCTATGGAAGGTAGAGAGTTTGACGAGGAAGCCTACGAGGAAGCCCTTGCCTCCAAGATAGCGTCCCTTGATGTCGAGGATGCAAAGGAGTATTTCCGAGAAGCAGAGATAAACGAGGCCCTACTCTCTATGAGCCTCAATTTACCTGAAAGGCTTTGGCTAGTAATCCAATCTGGTATATCTAATTCAATAAAAGGAAGAGACGCTGCCGTATCTCTGATACTATCTCAACCAGAACTGCCTGATTGCATTGACATTGATCGAGCCAAGAGACTTAAAGCCAATGAGACTATCGACAAGGAGAATTACTATAACGAACGCTATTACGACAGTGATTGGGATTGGCTTGCGAGCAAAACCTCCGCTCTCACTGAGGCTGTGGATGACTGTAGTATTGATGGCTTCGAGTGGCGTACCAATGGTGGCCTCGACCTGCCAACCTTTACCGAGGCAGCGAAAGAGGTGTTTGCCTTAGAACACGACATCGACGAGAGGTGCTCATTCCATATCCACTGCAAGGGCAACGACATTCGGTCAGCCTACGGCGAACGCTTCCAACTATCCTTGTATGAGTATCTGCTAGATAACATTGACCGAGTACCCGACTCAGTATTGAGACGATGGCGATACTCTGAAGATGCAGGAGACGAGTGCCGAGACTGTGGCACAGCCTATGAGAATTGTGGATGTGAACCTGCCGAGTGGGCTCATTTCTTTCCGCCAAGCTTAACCCCAGGCAAGTATTCATTTGTTCATCGACATGACCAAGGCACATGGGAGTTTCGCTGCTTTGGTAACGTCCATAACACAGAGGATGCCGTAACCTGTGCTAAACTTGCCGCCGAAGCGATGCAATATGCCTACCAGATTCGACTGGGGCAGCGAGAGCCATTGGTAGCAGTGGACCAGTGGTCCAAGAGTAAAGCATTCAAGTGTATTACACAGAACATTAAACTATCAGAATACCTAAACCCAACACAGCAACAAGCTCAAGGAGAGTAACTTATGTGTACTATTTACAGCTTCGATCGTAAGTCCTTTGAGGACAATTGGCAAGAAATTCAAACCACTATTCGAGAGGATGCCCTATACAATTCCGATGGATTCTCCCTCATTACAGCCGGCGATACATCCCTCGATGCCACGGTGCTGCGAACCATGAACCTTGAGGCTATCCTCACTCAACTCAACAACGATGATACCTGGACCAGATTCTGGCTACATCTTCGCATGGCTACCACAGCAGCAGTAGGA